ATGAGGTTCGACGGAACCCCCCCGCCTGGATGGTCGCCCATCCCACCGTACGAGGCTGGCGAGGGTGGGGCCACTGCGGTATGGGTGCGAGACGCGGAGCGTTACAGCGAGCGGGCGTCCACCATCACCGTGCTTGAGCGGATCGTAAGCGCCACAGCGGATCTGGAGCAGCTTGCCGACGACCTGGTCACCGTTTGGAGAACCAGTTCTACAGAGCTGACGGTCACTCGGTCGGAGCACATCGCCATGGGTACCTATGGCATGGACGTGGAGTACACGACCGACGACGTACAGGCTTTGCTCCGGAAGACCTACCTTTCGATGGCTGTACCTTCCACAGACGGCAGCTATCTACTAGAGTTGGTGCTCGATACACCGTTTTACCAGCACACAATCACAAGAACGGAATTTACGTCATTCGTAAAATCGATCTCAGTTCAGCCATGAAGCTCTTTCGCGGCGTCGCCATTCTGACTGCGACGGCAGCTATCGCTTGCAGCTGCAACTTCCACTGGTCCTCCGGCTCCGGTCGCAGCATGTCCAAGAACGACCTGGAACAGGGTGTCCAAGAGGTTCTGACGGATTGGGATGTGCAGACCCGTTCAGTCAAGTGCGACGGCGACCTACCTGCGAAGGTGGGCGCAGAACAGACTTGTTGGGCGCGAATGGACGACGGGTCAGATCTGAAAATGGTGGGCATCACAACTCATATCGACGGTGACGACCTCCGGTACGACGTTGAGGTGGACGGCAAAGTGGCCAAGAAAGCCGAGAAGCGTCGGGGCTGAGCCCGGTGAAGATGAAGGCTAGCTTGGCAATTGGGGCCGCACTACTGACTGTGACCCTCTCGGGTTGCCAGGTGAGGTTCTTCTCAAACCCTGATAAAGAGCAGGCCAACCAGGCCCCGCAGCTTACCCAGGCGGGACTAGAGAAGGCCCTCGCGGACGCGGTTAAAGAGAAGCAAGGCTACGTCTTGCAGAGCGTGGGTTGTGAAGGGCCGCTTAGGGGCGAGGTGGGCGCAACCCAGAAGTGCAAGATCATTGACGACGAAGGCGTCCACTACGACGTATTGGTAACAACGAAGTCGGTCACCGGGGATGGCAACATCAAGTTCAACTACGCTCCAACGCAGACGTCCAACTTGCCGTCATGAAGACGATAGTCGGGTCGGTGTTGGTGGCTGGCACCGTCGTGCTCACTGGCTGCTCAAGGAGTATTCATTTCGGCCACGACCGGAGTATCGACAGATTCCTTCTGGCGGATAGGGTTTCGGACACTCTCCGCCACAAGACTAGCGCGTGGCCTACCTCGACTAGGTGCGACGGATCTCTAAGGGGGGAGAGAAGGGCGCTACGCAGCGGTGGTGGATCACCGACCGTGAGGGCGTCCTATGGGGAGTGACAACCACGGTGACCTCGCTTGGACGACCGGGGGATCTACTTCGACGTTGACGTGGACGCCAAGCCCGCCGACAAGAGTTCAAACGCGTAAAAGAAGGGCACCGCGTGATCAACCCCCAGGGGAAACAAGGGGGAGCACACGGTGCCCTTCTAGTCTGTGAAACTCGCTTACGCCGCTGCCGGCGCGTCCTTCCGTGACATGTTCGACAGTCGCTCAATGTGGTCGGGCCGGAAGCCGGCCCATGTCCACGTAGCGCCATCGCCACAATCCACCACCACCACCGGAAAACTCTGATGTCCATCTGCCTTGAACGCCGCGATCTGACCGGCGTCAGCGGTAACGCCCACATAGTGAACGCCGTGCTTATCGAGTCTTAGTTTCGTCATTCGGCATGCCTGACATGCGGCATCCGGTGAATAGATTGTTACCTCCAAAGCTCAAGTTCCTTCTCTAGTCCGCGTTCGCGCATCCACTTATCGCGGAACTCAAGGAACGGCATATGACGCTCCAGCGCCCAGCCCTGAGCAGCGGCAAGCAATTCCTGCCGGTGGTGCCATTCCTGATCGGCCAGCATGTACGCGAAATAACACTCATCCCGATACAACAACGACCTCACCCGGCCATCCAAGGCAACAACCTGATCGCGCAACAGGTCAGCCTCAGCCTTGGATAGAGCGCGCCGGGTCCGAATGAACTTTCCAATCGGACCCAGCGCCCTGCTAAATGACTCGGAAGTCAACGCCAGAAAGCGGACACAGATAGAAATCCCGAACAACAGTGCAGCAACCAACGTCACCGAGGGCCAGTGCGCTGCAAGGAGATTCGCCCACTCCGCCTCCACCGACTACCCCTAACCTGACGAAACGTCGTCGGTGGAGTCGATCAAGTCTGCGACGCTCGGATTCGTCAAATACAAATGCAATGCCTTCACTGCCAGGCCAGCAGCTGCAATCGCCCCCGCTAGCTGTGCAGGCAATCCAGCTGGTACCGCAGCGACGAGCACCGTCAGCGCTCCCAGCACGACCACCGCAGTCTTGCGCAGGTCAGATGGCTTGCGCCCGAACACCTTCATTAAGCGTCCCCTCCTTCTTCTTCTCGACAGCCGCCTTGGCGCGTGAGTCATTCCCACGCGGGGCAGGCTTCACATCGGCCTCGGAAGCGACAACGAACGGTCGAATCGGTGCCAGCTCCTTCAACGCTTCTTGCACCTTCTGGGCAGTTACGCCGCCACTGACGCTCGTCGGCGTCAGCACCCGGAACTCACCGCTGCCATGGAGCTTCTGACCGGACAGCGCCGAGGTAACAGCGCCCACGGTATGCACCCAAGAATCCGCCGTAATCTCCACTACAACACGGATTTTCGATAGCTTCCCACGATCGGCTGCGTGCTTGGCCCACGAATAGTTGCGTCGGAAGTGCTTATCGACACGCCCGCCACGGACCGCCAATAGCGCTACCTCATCGTCCTCGAACTCATCGCTCAAGGCCGGAATCTGTTCATCAAAAACCAACAACGCTGGCCCCCTTATCTACGCCGCCAACAATCGTGCGGCATCCGCATTCAATGTTTCAATCGCATGCCGAACCGGCGTGATCCCCGGAAACACCTCGTACTGCCCGTAGCGGCCATGCGCCCCGGTGATCGCGAACTTCGCAAGCCGGAACAACGCGTCAACCAGACCGATCCCACCCTTGACTGGATCGCTGAACAGCTTGATCAACTGGCGCATCAGCGACGGATCGCCCGTCAGCGCCGAAATGATGTCCCGGCCCGGATCGTGGATCTGCATCTTCGTCAATGCCTTGTAGACCGCCCGCATGTTGGTACCGCCCTCGGTGCCATCCGGTGTGGTGCAGTACATGTCGCCGTCAATCGCGTAGTCCAGCACCGTCACCGACGCCGGGACCGCGAACCGGATACCCGAGATACCCGAGCCGCCAGGATCACGACCCACACAGACGCCGGGTTGCCGCGCCGGGTTGCCGAAGGTAACGAACCACAGACAGTCCGTTAGCCGGTCCCGGAGCCGCCCTGAGACCAGTTCAATCAGAATCCGGGCAACTACCTCAGCGCCCTGGCTGTAGCCGCACAACGCGAACTGGCCCGGTGTGGCCTTGATAAGGCGAATGCCTTCCTCAACGCCGAGGGCTACCGATTCCTCGTAGCTCGGAGCAGGCCCACCACCGACCGGACCAAAGGAGGCCGGATACCAGATCGGCTGCCAAAAGAAGTAGCGCCGGTCAAGGTCCCGAGCAACATCGGCTTGCAAACCGGTCCACATATCCGACCAGGTGCCGGCAGCGGTGAAAATCGTCAGCGGTGCCCGAGGTGGCGTCGTGGCGACAACACCCATCCGAACCAACGTTGTGTAGTTCGCGATACCAACCTCGTCCAGCTTGACGCCGTTACCGATCAGTCCGGCCCGATTCTGGAACTCCCCGACAGCGGCAAACGTCGCGCCGTCATATCGTCCAGACACCACCACGGCATCGGTGTAGCTCGCATACTTCCGCTTTAGCTTGTCCTGAACCTGCCAGATCATGCCACCCGGAACAATGTTCCCGTCCACTTCTCTGGGGTCGGTCATGCCCAATTCGTAGCCACGCCAAGCCATTACGCCACCAACTTTGCGATAGCGTCAACCAGGGACAGGTTCTCCCCCTTGGCGTTCTTGCCGAGCTGCGGCCAACCCTTCGCCTCAGGCCCACGAAGCTGCTCCCAAATCTCACGGATCATGACCTCAGTCGAGGGATACGTGAATCCTGGTGTTACAGTCACGTTTCCGGAATACTTGTTCACGGCAGCGATAAAGACATCCCAAGGAAACCCGTCTCCAACGTCAGTGTGCGTTCCCCACCCCAAGTGCTCAGTCACGTACCGGTGATCTGAAATCCCCGGAGGATCAGCGTCATACGGCGGAACGATCACGAACGGCTTGATTCCATACTTCTTGCAGTCCTGAGCAGCCAAGTACGCCGCAGTCGCAATAGCCTTGGGCGCCTTAGCCAACCAGTCCTGACGCGTCCACGCAGCCCTAGATCCCGCGAAACACAGGTTGATTGACCGGTTGTTCGCGTTCCCTACCGACCACGACGCGTAGTCCGTGTCAACGACATCGACAACCGTCACCCCGTGATCGTGAGCGTCCTCACTCACTGTGTAGTGGTACGAGACAGCCTTTTTCGGATCGCCGCCTGGAGCCGGGTTTCCGCAGTAGCGGGCCAACTGGTCGGCATTGCTGTCCCCTTCTTGCGTATGAAGCAGGAACAGGTCAACCTTCACGCCGCCACGGCTCTGGTTGTTGTCCGACCAGATCGGATACTCATTGAAATCTGGCCGATCAACCACAACACTCGCCTCCAGCCTGTTGTACAAAGCAACGGCGTCGTTGAACCGCTTGTCATACCGATCTGGAAACGCCGACTTCTGCACGGCCTGCGCATATGAACCGGGACTGCGAGCCGGGTTGTTGTAGTCAAGCTTGGCTAGTGCCGCAAAGAACAAACCGGCAGAGCGGGTAGCGTCCATGCGGTCGGCTACAGTTCCCCACCACGGGGCACGCTGCTGAAACAATCCAGTCGAGTTCGCATCCTCAGACAACGCCTCATGCGGATAATTCAATGATTCCGGATCGTCTTCATTGGCATACATGATGAAATCCGATTCCACATAAACAGTCGCCAATCCGATCTGAATACCGAGCGGGGAAATCCCCCTGCGCTTACCTTCCGCGATAATCGCACGCGCATAGTCATCCTTTGAACCCATTACCCCCCAATACGCCTAAACGGATTCAACTTATCGATGAAATCCTTAATCGACCCCGACACCTGCGAAATGATCCCCTTGGAAATACCCTCGGCGAGATCACCCAACTCATCAATGATCGAATCTGAAATATGATTCGCAATACCAGGAATGCGCTCTGCAACCTTCTCCGCGATCTTGTCCGCAATAGCAACCTGAAACTTGTCAATACGTTCAGAAATGCCCACTACACACCGTCTTTCGCTTCCCAGGCCGTGGGCTCGACACCCGGCGACAACAGCGCGGTATTCCACGAAAGGCCCGTATAGCGGAACCCCTCACCATGCGGAATCAAATTCCCCGTATCAGCCCACTCGATAAGCGGCGACAAAGAAGTGCCCTTATAGCAGGCCAGCGTGTTGGCCAGAAAGCTGTACTTGATCGTGTACACGTCGCCGTTGGCGGTCGTGTTGTCCACCGGATCGCCCTGGTAGTCCCATGCCACCGGCCCGTTACCTGTGATGACGTGAACCTTGTTGTTCACAATGCCGGTCTCGAACTGGATGCCCATATAGGTTTGCATCGCGTAATCCGAGCAGACAACGACGTTGAACTTTCCCGCTCCGACATTGAGAACCTTGACCACAATGGTTACCGAATCCATATTCATCGGCCATAACCAACGCGCAGCCGCCGACGTGAACAGCGGATACTTCGGACCCATAGACGGGTCTTGTGAAATCAGCGCATGCTCGTGAATCTCCAACGACCCCGTACCGCCCATGGGACGCCACATCGGGCCGATGTACTTACCACGGAAATTCGCCTTGTACTGCTTGGCCGTGTCCTCTGGATCGATAATTCGTTCAAGCGGATACTTCGGCTCATCGCGAACAACGGTCCCATACCGATATAGCTCCACGCGCCCATCAGGCAACGTCAGAAACACTTGAAAGTTGTCACCATGCCGAATGTCCTTGACGGTGGCCGGTTCCTCCAGAAAGGAAACACCAACCTTATCCACAGAGCCTTCGAACGTGCCCAACTCTGCGCCGGCAGAATCGGTAAAAACAAGTGCAGCCTCGGTGCCCGCAGGGAAATCGCCACGCAACCGATGGGACGGAATATCCAAACTCGCACCCTTTGACAAACTCAAAGAGTCCATGATCGGGTTAATACTCAACAATTAAAAACACCCCCTAAACGGTGCTATTAGTCACCTCCGGAGGCACGGCACAGACACGCAACTCTCCGGCGACAACAACACGTCGAGATTCCCCCGCAACCTCGACACGGAACACTTCGCCGTCAACAAGGGCGGAGCGCTCCTGAAACTGGACTGTCACCGCTCTGCCATCTGGACCGACCACCAGGTAGCGGTCATCGGCCAGTACGAACACCGCGCGATCCTCGAATGCAACATCGACAATCTCGCGTGGACTGTCGAAGCGGACGTACATCGCCGCAACAACGTCCAGGTCGGCGCTCGCCTCCCAGAGCGCCACCAAATCCGCGTCCGACATGAACAACCCGCCGAGGTCAGCGCGTGCGCGTCGCGCAACCAACGCCGAGGCCGTCAATTGCGCCGACACCTCCAGTGCCACGTCGCCGGTATCGCCACCAACACCGTCAACGTTGGCCGCGACCGCCATGTCAAGGTTCACCCCTGCGCGAGCATCGCGCGCCGCCGACGCCTCGGGAAACACATTGACGGCCAAGCTGGAATCAGCGCCGCCCCTGTAGGTCACCGATGCGCTCGGAACCGCTTCCAGGCTCAGCGCCGCAGCAAGATTCTGTCCGCGCGATGCCGCAGCAGCCATGGCAGCGGCAACAGCCAATGACCCCTCAAAGCCCTGGCTCGACGCCATACCGGCAGACGGCGAGATGCTCACGGTCAAGTCGGAATCCGCAACATCGTGCTCGGTCGCCGCAGCCGAGGTCTGAGCCGAAATAGCCAGACTCACAACGCCATTGAGCACCTTCGTTACCGTGCCGGTGAAGACACCGTTTATCACCAGATTGCTTTGCGCATTCGCCAGGTACTTCGGCCCTGTTGAAGGCGTCGCGGCTACACCGAGATTCGCGCTGGCTGACATTGCCCGTGAACCGACAACATTCGCCGCCGTCATAACGGCCAATGCTGCCGAGGCCAAGAAGCTCGAACGCACACCGGCATTCGCGCCGACGCCTACCGCCAACGATGTGTCAGCCGTCCAAGCAACCGGCTCGTACCAGGCGTAGAACCACACGCGACCAGCTCCCCCGGCTTTGCCCGGATTAGCCGACCCGAAGATTCCACCTGATCCCGGCCCGCCACCAGCGCCAGGAGCAGTACCAGCGGTATTCGTGGACCCTCCCGTGCCCCCGCTATAGGTCTGCCCGTTATAGGTGGTGTTTCCCGGACTCTCACCTGGTGTGTTCTTCCCATTGCCGGCATATGCGCCCGCGCCGCCGGCACCACCAGTGGCGGTGACCGTTGAACCATTGAAGGTCGCTGACGTTTGACCACCCGCACCTCCAGCCGTCTCTTTGCTAGGGCTGGCTGGCCCCGCAGCCCCCACCATGCCGCTCACCGACGCGGCAGCCCACGCCCCGCCATCGGAGCGAATCAGGGTGTAGCTCTGCCACGTGCCCTTCTTGCCACCCTCACCTGTCGTGGCCTGTCCGCCATCACCGCCGCCCCCGCCGCCACCGCCGCCGATGAGGATCACATCGACGCGGTTGGCTTCCGGAGGCAAGGTGTAGGTGTAAGAGCCGACCGCCGTAATCGTCGTCAGCCCCAACGCCATTTACGCCGCCAAAGGCCCAAGCGACAGACCACAACTCGTCAACGTCAACGAGTCGCCCGCCTGCACACTCTTAACGACTGCCAACTGTGCCGACCACAAGAACACACCCCCGGTAGCGGAATCCCAAACGGAGATGTACTTGATGTCTTCGGTAGCGGTCATCGACCATGACGGATTCGTGCCCGTCAACGCGATAGCGCCACCAGCGGCAGGCCCGTACGTCGCCTGCGAACGGGTCGTCACCGCAGACAGATTCGCCGTTCCGTTCGCGCCAGGATCGCCCGTATGCAACTGCACACGCAACGTCGCTGGCTGCGTCCACGCGGTACCGCCACGCAAATGGTCAAGAATGCGGTTGGCTAGCCCAGATACAGAAATTCCAATAGCCATATTCAGTTTTCCCTATTCAATTGTTAGAAGCGCATCCGAGCTAGCTAGTCCTCCAACTGCTCGCCGCGCGTTACCTCAGCATCGGCCCACGCCCGAATCACCAAGAGCTGCACATTGTCTTCGTTCTGCACTACAACTCCTTGCACTGAATCTGAATCGTTCGGTCGTCCTGGCGACCACCAGCGGTCGTCACATGAACCGTCACGTCATAGGTCGTGCCCGCCCCGCCACCGGAGAGCCACACCGTTGCCTCGGTATTGGTGTTCGCGGTTTGATCAACGGTCAACCCCGCCGTAGCGGTCGCCGTCGCAGACACCAATGTGTCGCCAGGGGCGAGCCACGCACTCCAATCAAGCGTGTAGTCAAGTACCGCGTTAGGGTCCTTGACAAACTTCTTCAACGCCATCGGCTCACCTATCCTCCCAATCGGCGACTTCATCGAAAGAGCCATAATGGCCACCGTTTTCGACGGTCATCACCGCCCACGACATAGGTCCCGAACCGTCTTGGCGCTTAATCGCAACCGCCGACTCGCAGGCCTTGACTGCGCCTCGCTTGTACACGTCTTCTGCCATCTATCCCACCGCCAGCATGTATCCGAGTTCCCTGAGCGCGGCCTCATGGCTCTGGGCCACCAGGTGCGCAATCGGCGTCAGTCCGTTGGACGGATCGCCATCGCCGTCTAGAACCTCGGCATTGGCATTGGACGCGAACACATCGACGTGGATCGGCAGGTGCGACGCTGCCACCGGAACCGTCATCCCCAACGTCTTATTCAGTGTCCCAACAGCATCGAGCGTTGGCTTGGTGACCAACAGATACTTGCCGTCTGAACACTTGTAGTGGTTCGTCGTCGGACAATAGTTCGGCAGCATTTCTGCTACCAGTTCGGCCGTAATCATCAATCCCCCTCGATTACCTGTAGAACAACCACACGACACCCGTAGCGCCAGGCCCGCCAGGCCCCTGGTTTCCGTTGCCGTACGTCGCATTCAGGCCACGACCGCCACCGGCACCACCGCCGCCGCCCGGATAGCCGCCAGGTCCGCCACGGCCACCGTTGCCGGCGCTCTGGAACGCTGCGCCGCCACCACCACGACCGCCGCCGCCACCGCCGCCACCGCCGCACTTGGTCAACGCGCCGGCTGAGACATTGCCGCCAGCGCCTCCGTCCCCGCCGTCACCAGCATTGACACCAGCAGCTCCAGCGCTTCCTCCAGCAGCGGCAGTACTTGGCGCACCGGGACCACCCGGCGTCGGTTCACGACCACCAATGGTGTTGCCGCCAGCCGCGCCGAAACCGCCACTGCCTGGCTGAGACGCTGTTCCCGCATAGCCGAACGTGGTGGCCGTGCCACCCAACGAGCCATGAGGACCAGACTCAACAATGATCGTGCCCGTGTGAGATCCATTCGCGGACCGCACATACGACCTATTGCCCGCCGTGCCAACTTGGATGTCCAATGCGGGTGGCAGATCAGCGACCACAAGCTGCTGCACGATGTACGAACCGTGCGAACCTCCTAGAGCCCCCGGCCCCTGAGGCCCGTCCACCCCATCGGCGCCATTTTGACCGCCACCAATCAGAACGGCCACCATCTCCGTACACTGCGGTGTGGCCCAATTCACCTGCGATGAAACGAATGTCGTTACGGTGTAGCCGTTTACGACAGCATCTTTGATCGCCTGAATGGTGTACTGGACCTCCTGCGGGCTGCCGGTACCGCCACCGCCGAACCAGCCATCGAACAAACCCTTGATGACTGAGCCAAGGTCATTGCCGACCTTCGTCAGGCCGTCAACCAAGTTGGCCAACACGCCCGTCAGACCGGCAACCATCGACTGCGCAAACTGACCTGACGTGATCTTGGAGGCATCCAATCCTGGGATGACCGCCGCCGCCAATAGACCAATTACCTTGCCTGCATCCAGATTCGACGCCGCCGTCAACAGCTGCGTCACCCAGTTCTGCACCTGTGAATCGGTGGCCCCGGTGATCCCGGTGAGAATGTCGCGTAGCCACTTCAACCCAACAATCGACTCAATGGCCTGCTCGAACGCATCGGCCAAGTCATTCCAGCGCGCCGCGAAGAACGCCGTCAGCTCCAACAGGCCACCCGGAGCGCCCGTCGCCGCCTTGACCACCAGAGTCAAGAAGTTCTGTAGATCACCGAACCCCTTGAGAATGTTCTGAAAGAAGGTGTTAGCAGCAGCTTTCCATGGATCAGAGCCCTGAATCTGCGTCTTGTAGTAGTCATCAACGAAAGGCCGCGTACGTCCCTCGAACTGCGACATTCCGTTCTTTACCGTGAAAGGGTGGAGCCAGCCTGCGCCAGGCGTCAGGCCGGTCCCCCCATCTGGCATCGTCATTGATTAGTCCCCCGACTTCTCCATCTGCTCACGCGCCTTCATCAGCCGCGACAGACCAGAGAGCAATTTGTCCTCAACCTCGCGCAGCGCCGCCTCATGGTCGGCGGGGTCCATATCTGCAATCCCCGCAGCCATTTCCGGATACTGATCGGCAGCCATCGCCGCGACCTGCGGCATCACTTCTGCCGGCTTGACGCCCACGGTCTCCCACACCTCGAAATTGCGGAATGCGCCATCACTAGGCTTGATCCACTTGGTTTGCAATTCCGGATGGAACCGGCATCCGAAGTCCCACAGCATTTTTGACAAAGCCGGAAAACATGCCGGTGGAATGAGAGGCTGGTTGCGGAACTTGCCCTCCCCGCTATCGCGAGGGTCCGGAACCCCAGCGGTAAACATCCACGCGAAAACCTCCGCAGGATCTTCCATGTTCGACTCAGATTGAGTCTTTGCCACTTTTCCCCCTACTAGCTCTGAATCAGTTGCACGCCAACGTTGTTCAGTGCTTCACTCATCTTTTTCGCCAAACGGGCCATGCGCTCACCGATGGACTGCGCGCGCTCGGACTTACCGGCCTTGAGCACCCACGACATCGGCGCGGGACTGGACGTGTTGTCCCAAGCGCACGTCATTTCCTCCAATTGGTTGACCCAGATGATGTGTTCGACGCCCTTGGACAGAACCGTTGAACCAAGACGCTGACCAATGTCGATGTGCAGGCCCGGAATAATCCACGAGTCGTGCAACGCCATCAGGTGCACCGTCTCGGCGCGACCAACAAGGAACCCGCCTCGTAGCGCCGACAGAGCCGCCAGCGACCACGAGTTGTTCTCAGCGCCCTGCTGATACAGCTCCCAGTAGTGAACCCACCCCAGTTGCGTTGCCCTGCCGGTGTTTTTCCAGTGCAGCCACGCCGCGATGGTGCCGACGATGAACGGCATGATCACGTCAGCGGCGATCCCGCCCGCCCCGGAGAATCCACCAAGAAGCAACCAGCCCAACAGATTTCCGGTGGTTTCAATGATCAGCTTGGCGATAGCATCCGCTGCCGGGTTGTCGCCGCCGACCACAACCGCAACGTTCTTAGCCGGACCCCACGACAAATCCGAGGACTCGATAGGAGTCCATTCGTTGTCTCGGATCACAAGCCATGGCTGTTTGGCCATCGTCGCCAACCAGCCGGAGCGGTAGTACTCGTCTGGCTGCAACGTCTGGTCGTCATTGATGACGTTCAGCGAGTCCTCTACGAACCCGCCGCCGTACACCATCACCGACCGGACAAAGCCGTCCAGGATCGTGCCCTCAAAGAACGTGCCCTCAAGTGCGGTCGCATTCGAGTTGTCCACGACCTCGAACACCAACGCGCCGTTCTTGACGTTGCCGCCCGGTACACCGATCAGCCCGTCTGCCGTCTCGCCGTCATCGGTCAAGATGCGCCGGTACGTGAGCGTGAGCTGCGCGTCGTCGAGCGAGTCCGCAATGACCGAATCGACCGGATTCATTCGCGAGGACAGGAAAGTCCACAGCGAGGAATCGTCCAACAACCAGGGCGACGCCTTGACATGGCACTGCCAATCAGACCAGTCAATCGCATCATCCCAAGATTCCAAATCAAACGGATCATCAGGAAGCGACCAAATAGACGATTGCACACGCCAGAGATTGATGAAAATCAAAGCAGAAATTGCCCAGCGGGCCGGACCAGCTAGCGCGAAAATACGTGGAAATTGCAGGACCGGGATCGGTAATGCTGGATTCGGAGGGCAGAGCAGGTATTGCAAAAAAGCGAGGTCATCGTTAAAGGTGACTTCCAAATATTTGACATGATCCTTGGACTTAATAGTCCACTTATCCAACAGGCCGGACCAGCGCTTTTGACCGCCGTAGAAATCGACGGTGATAACAACGTTTTTCTTAAGTTCTGGATTGTTCGGCAACTGCTTCAACCACACCGCAAGGTAATGGTCGTCTCGCAATTCAAGAACGCCCTGGCTTACCGTGTTGTTCTTGAAAGGGAACGCTCCCCGAATGGTGTCGTCGTAATCGACGCGCCCCACATAGACCAGACCGGCATCGCCGTCGGGATCGTTCATCCACAACCGGATCAGCGGCTTAGCGCGCCGGAATGCGTGATGCTGCGCGCGTACCTCGTCGGCCTGGCGCTCAAGGGTCTTAAATGCCTTCCACGGATCGCCCGTGTTGGCTGCCAGAATGTCCGCCCACGCCGTCATAGCCGCGCCCCCGGACGTGACCACGGACGGGAAAACCAGCGCGGAACAGTGAGCTTGCACGCCCCGCCCTGCGGCGCATTCTTCAACTGCACCGGCAGGTCGCCGCCCTTACCCGGCATCAGCGGGTAGAGCAGATCGTTGCCCTTCCAGCGATGCTGAACAGGGGCACCGTTGACCGCGATAATCGTCTGCACGCGCGGATCGGAATCGACCGAGACGTGCTCGTTGTCCCGTAGCTCAGGCAGTGGCAACGTGCGCCCCACGTCCTCCTGGCCGCGCGAGTACAGATCGTTGCCCCACGAAAAGTCCGGCACGATCCACAGCCCTGGGGCGGTGAACGCCCACCGAAGCCACACCGGCACATCGCCGTCATTGCGAACCGGGAACACCGTGCGATCAGCGGTCTGGAGCGTGTCCCAAACGCTTTCGGAAGATTCCTCTTGCCAATACGGGAAGGTTGCCGTTGCAGTCATCACGATCGGGTTGTCCCGCGTGATATGCGGATCTTTCTCGTAATACGGCTTTGGTTCCTCCATAAGCCGCACATTCAGAAAACGGGTACCGTCGTTTGTGGTTACCTTGAGCGTTGATTCCTCGTCGTAATCCCACGCCCAACGCCACGCCGAATCAATCGTGCGCCACGTATCCGGATCGTCGTCCCAAGCCTGAACAGAAAACACAATCTCGCGGCGCTGAACACGCTTACCGGCATATTCCTCACCAAATGGACCCGGTACGTACAACGTCTTGACCGGAGCGTCATAGAACTGCTGCAAGTTGGGGTTAAGAGTTACCCCCTGCTGCCCCATACCTGGACCTGAAAGAACCCAGTGCGAACCATCCCGACCCGTCAATTCAATTTTCAGGTAATCGGTCACTTATTGAAGTTGTCTTTCCTACAAGAAACCCCCGCCCGGTGATCGGTAATTACCGAACGCCGGACAGGGGTTACCTGTATTCGTATTTAGTTATCGCATCGGCAGGATTGGTGCCTGCTGCTGCGCTTCACGACGCTGCTGTCCCTTGTAGAACTCGTCGTAGTTCGCGGTGTGAATGTCGCCGTAGTTGTTGACAATTCCCGGACCCCGACCCTGCGATTGCACAGGACCCTGCGGCAACACCGGAGCGCCGTAAGCACCCTGCGTCGTGCCCCCAGAGGCCGTACCCACAAGCAAGCTCGACAAGACATTCACAACACCGCTGACGGCCTGGCCCGCGATCTGAGCGCCACCTTGGGCCATCGAGGCAGCCGCGCTCGCCGCCGCACCACTGCCCGGAGCGAACGCCCCGCCCGCAGCACCAGCGGCACCAATCGCCGAACCGATAGCAGACCCAATCGTTGACGCCGCACCCTGGATGCCCTTGGACAACCACGGCGCATTGTGATCCTGATTCTTCGGCGCAGCACCCAGAATTGAACGTGGGTCCTGTTCAGCGGTGGCACCCTCGGGAGCCTGCGCCCCCGGAGAAGCGCCGCCACCGCCACTGCCGCCGAGCGCCGAACCAAGGCTCGACATTGCATCACCGACAGCAGCCGTCGCGGTGTCAGTCGGTAGACCTTGGGTCTGCGGAGCCTGCGCGGCCTGTGCCGCAGTAGGCAACGGTCCCGCAGACTGCGCCGCAGGAGCCGGCGCAGGAGCCGGCGCAGGAGCCGGAGGCGGATTAGGACCAGCCACAGACCCAGGAGCCGCAGGCGCAGCAGCACCCGGAACCTGAACCAAATCACCACCGTCAAACCCAGGCAGTGAACTGCGATCAATCTTGCCCTCGTTCAACGCATGAAAGAACCCCGAACCGTACTTCGCCACAGACGAAGCGCGCGTGATGAACTCACCATTGGAGACGCGGGCAAGCATCGAATCCGATGAGCCAGTACCCGCACCCGACAAGAAGCCGCCATTCGCGTACGCCGGAACCGGGAAGTACGCCCAGTTCGTGAACTGCCCGCTGCTATAGCCAGCCGCACCCGAACCAATCGTGATCGGCGTGTTCTCGTTCGACGCCTCAAAATTGCGCCCATCGGGCAGCGTTCCGGCAGTATGCGAAGCATTCCAGCCGATACGCAGCGTTCCCGCAGGAGCCTGCGACGGATCACCGATCAGCACCGCGCCACGGGCACGCAACTTTTCGCCCTCGGTCATCGTTCCGCCGTCACGCCCAGAGAACGGCTTACCGACGTAGGCGTCAGCGACGTACATCACCAGGCCCGAGCAGTCCGTGCCGTCCAGTGATCCACCACCCCACACGTACGGCTTGCCGCGCATGGTATCGGCCATCGCAGAAGCACGCTGGAAAGCCGTAGCGCCAGCACCGCTTTCAGGAAGAAAAGCGGACGCACTGTTGCTCAGCGGTGATGGAACCTGATCCATCAACTGCTGCGCTTCGGGATTAGCGGCACCGCCGCCAACCTGGTTAGCGATACCACCAATCAGTGAGCGGCCAGCGTTCAAGTAGGACAGATCAATGCCGAAGAAGCCGGCCACTGCCTGCAACAGAATCTCACCGATCTGCGACAAAATGTTGACCGGATTCAAGTTCTCCGGCAGTTTCGCCAAACCACCGAACTGTGCCGGCCCATACCCGCCCGGAGAGGCGATCTGCGGCCCGCGTGGAGTCTGCACCAACGTAGGCGTCTGCGGAACGTTGCGCCCCGACGTGTCGCCCGCGTCACCCAAATCGGCTGGCAACGACGAATAGGTGCCCGTCGCCGGATCGTAAAGACCCGGATTCGACGTATCCGGAACATCCGGAAAAGCCGGAGCCTTAACAGGTGCCGGAGCCGCTGGTGCCACTGGTTCCGGAGCAACCGGGGGCGTGTTCGGAACAAACTTGAGGTCGGTCCGAGGCTTAGGCGGGGTCGCAATGATCTGCGGCCCAACCTGACCACCGATGTCAAACCCCGGAAGGTCGGCCTTGTCGATCTTGCCTTCATTGACCGCATGCATGAACGCCGACCCATACTTGGCGACCGAAGAGGCCCGAGTGATGAACTCGCCGTTAGACACTCGTGCAATCATCGAATCCGACGCGCCAGTACCAGCACCCTTGAACATGCCGCCCGAGGCGTAAGACTCCAAGTAGAGCTTCGCCCGGTCAGGGTCAAGATGAATGATCGTGCCGTCAGCCAGTTCCTCGAACCGGCCACCATTCTTACGAATGTTCTCGATAAGCCCCGGCTGATCCTTCTGCAAGTCGCGGAACAACGAGTTCACGCGGATACCCGCAGCACCTTCGGTGCCTGGCTCCCAGTACGGCTGTGGATTACCCAGCCCCGCAAACGGATTGCCAATTCCCGGCTTGAAACGCGCACGACCAGCTACAGCCTCATTGTTGGCGCGAGTGTTCGCGCCAACCTCGTTGGCATGATTGGTGTCGTCCATGACGAACCGGCTAATACTTGCGCCGGCACGTGCCTTGTCAGACAAGCCGGGAGTATCCGCGTCAGCGCCCGGCACCCAATCCAACGGATTGTTGTAGCCGTACAGCAGATCACTCAGACTAAATGGCAGCTTCGCCTTCTCGAACACCTCGCGCGCCTGCGCATCACCAGTAACCGCACGCGATAGCAGATCATTTGTGATCTTGTTCGGATCATCGTCGGCGCGGCCCTTGTTGTGTAGGTCAACGAAGTCCGCATCGAAGGAACCGATAACGTCCTTCAACTGCTTGGAGTTCAGCTCGTCAAGAATCGCCTTGCGCGCCTTGCCGATGACCTCATCACGGGCCGCTTGATTGCTTGGCGTAAGAGCCTGCCCGAACTGTTCACGCGAGACGCCGAACTGTGATTCAGCCAAACCAGGCAGATCACGTGGCTTGGCGTTCGTCTCGTTAGGATCAACGAAACCGCCAGCGCGGCCCAGCTTCTCAAGCAAGCCCCGCTGCGTCAACGAACCCGTCAGCTTGTCCATCTCAGTACGCAGACGCGCAACCATGTCGGCGTGATGGCCAGCAGATTCGGCAGCTTCCTGCTGCGCATTGACGTACTGGTACATCAGAAGCGACGCAACGGCAGTCACACCCACCACGACAGGCCCGCCAGGACCCATCAACATGCTGAATGCCTTGGTCTTGCCATTCACACCGTCGCCGCCAGCACCGCCGAACGCGCCGCTAACGAGGTCGAGAGCCTTTTTCATGCCCTCTAGCGCCGTGCCCACACCCTTGACAATCGGACTAACCGTTCGCCAACCCAGATAGGCAAACAGGATCGCTTGCACCAAACCGGGATGCTGGCTCAACAACTGCGAAACCGAACGCAAGAACGGCAACAAACTGTCCGCCCACGCCTGCCCTGCCCGCGTAACGTTGCGGATCATGCCCGGAATCTGCTCCAGCACAGGACGCCAACGCACCAGCTCCGCACGCGCCTCGTAAAAGAACTCGCCTAGCTTCTGCTGCCCCTCAGCACCCTTTAGGAAGTCGGCCAAACGCTTGGTGCCCTCGGCCAACGTCTGCAAAAGACCCTTGCCGCCCGTGCCCGTGAACGCCTCGGAGACACTGTTAAGAATCGACCCGATGTTGATCAGCGAGTTGCCGAGATTCTTGAGAGCATCAATGCCGGCGTTGATCCACTTATCAAGTGAGCCATCGGCTTCGGCCTTGACAATGAACCGGTCGAACCGGGACATCAGATCGCCGAAACCGTCAGCCAAACGCGGCAGGAAGTTGCTTCCCGTCGATGACAAACGCAAAAACGCATCCATCAACGGCGTGATCGAACGCCCTAGAATCTGCTGCGCATCAGCGGTATTGCCGAAAATTCGGTCAAGCATCGACTGATTGCCGCTACTGCCCAGCTCTCCGATAGCCGTACGCAGATTGCCGTTGATCGCTGCCGCGATGCCCGTCAAACCACGCTCAAGCATCGGCAGACTAGTGCCCGCCAACCCCTGAATGTCGCCACCCAGATTCGCGAACAACCGATCCTGCACCGAGCTACGAAGCCCGTCCCACGCCCGGTGTAGAGACGTGATGCGCTGCACGAAATCCTGTGCATTCGGCGACAACTTGCCCATCGCCTGCGCGAGGTCTTGCATCGCCGTCGAGCCCCTGGCCGCGTCTTCATTGGCCTTGGCCAAACGCTCCGTGGCCAAGGCCACCGCGTCGGCACCCTGGACACCCTTACGGTTCGCCTCCGCAACGTCCTCGACCAGGCGAGCACCACGGCGACGCGTAGAGGCAAGGTTTTCCTCAGCCTTTTGCACATTCAGCGCGTCGCGCTGCTGCTGCAACGCCGACTTGCCGAATGCCTGCGCAGCCTCGCTACGGGCCTCCTGCAAGTTCAGGACAGCCTCAGCCTCATCCAAAGGCGCAGAACGCAACTGGTCGTTCAGATCCTCAAGATTGCGCTTGGCATCCTTGGTGACCCGACTCAGCTCACGCGTAGCATCAACCACCGCGCGATTGGCGTCCCGCTGCCGGCGCGCAGAGTCCACAGAATCCTTCTGCGCCGCCGCAACAGCCTTGAACGCATCCCTGACGCCACGCGAACCGACAGCCACCGAACCAAAACTCGATGCGACACCAGACAAAATGCCCGGAAGCAAGAGCGACGACTGCGACAACGCCACAATCGACTGATTCAAAGCCGCCAGGGCCGGACCAAGCTGCGTCAACTGAGACGCGCCGGCAACCGCGATATTGACCGTCAAGCCCTTACGGAACTCGGCCTTCAAATCCTGGTACTTGTGCCGAATCTCGGTAATACCCTTGGTATCAACCCGCAGCTTGATCGGCTCACGCTCGGCCAGCTCCTTAGCCGCCGCAATCTCAGCCAGCGCCCGAGAAGTCTGAGCCTGGACCTCGATCTTGACGGACTCATTGACCGTCGCTAGCTGCGCCTTCAAACGGTTCCGGAAGCCCTTAAGGCTCGGAACCAAAAGCACCGACGCCTGGGCGGCAATAAACTCGCTAGCCACCGTGCCCCCTCAATATTAAGTTGTTAGAGGTACGTCCACTGACCCGTGTCAATACCCTGTTCGCGCGCCAAATCCATACCGCGCGCAAGCGCAGCCTCAAGGCCGCTTTCCTGCTTCTTAGCCTTACGCTTCCTACGCTCGCGCTCTGCCGGAATTTCCGGGCGCGGATAAAACTTGATCTTGTCTGACGTAGCCCGCGACGCAATCAACTGATCGGCGACATTCGTCACCGAATCAATAAGCTGACTCCAGCCAAATAAAGGCGGCAACCCCGTCGTCCACTCATCATCCGGAGCAGAAGCCTGCGCCTCAATAACTTCCGGATCATTCAAAATCGCAGACTGAATATATGAACCACGAACAGCCGCAAACGTGGCGTAGAAACGTAGAAACTGATCCCAGTCACGACGCGACGCAAAACGCAAATAGAACTCGTTAGATGCGCGACATTGCGCGCATCGGCAAGGTGCCGCGAAATAGTCCAAGGCATTGACGCCGATCGACTGGAAATCCCACTCAATCGCCCGCCAATACCGCCCGATTAGTTCAGCGACTTGCGCTATTTTCCCTTGGACTTATCTCCAAAGAAATGCTCGTTGTACTTGTCCATGAACTTGTTCCACACCTGAATGGGGTGAGGATCGAACAGCTTCATGGCCTCGTCGTACGAATCGCCGAAGATGAGCTTTTGAGCCTCTTCCTCGGTCTTTGCCTTCATCAGCTCGTTGACCTCGGCCTTAGTTGGGCAGGTCAAGACGATCCCCGGCGCGACTTCAAGTGGCTCGGGCACCCGCACTTCGCCTACCAGCTCGGCGAAGAAATCGCTTACAGCGTCCTCGACAACCTTCATCGCAGCAGCACTGACACGTGCCATAAGAACTTTCCCCCTATTTCCAAATTTTCAATACGAAAGGGAGAGGGGAGTAACCGGTAAAGTTACCCCCCCATTCCCCTAAATCGCGGCTAAGTCACGGTCACGCTGACGGTATCGGTCAACGAAGCACCCTTCTTAGCCGTAATCGTTGCTGAACCAGCAGCCACACCCGTCACCAGACCGGAGGCGGACACAGAAGCAATCGTTGGCGCAGACGACGTGAACGTAACGTCCGGCGTGTAATTGATTCCGTTATCGCCCTCCACAAGCAACTGCACCGTGTGCGAAGCACCAGAGGCAACCGTCAGCGAGGCCGTGGCCGGAGTCGCGTCGATTGCCGTCAAGGCCGTGCCGAAGCCAGCCGTGGCAACAATGTCGCGCCAACCCGGACCGGCGAAGCCCTGCGCCACCGAATAGCCCACCGTGTCATCACGGAAAGCCTTCATGGTTGGCTTGTACTCAATCACGTTGTCGTCATTGAGCGTCTGGTTGTCGATCTTGTCCAGCTTCACCTTAGGCATCAGCCAGTACGTCCAGACCTCGCGGTCATTACGGTCATCCAAACCGACCAGAATTGCGCGGTAGTAGATGTTCTTAGGAACCTTGGGAGCCTCAAGAACAATGCCACCGAACTCAGACGGCTGGATATGCGAGAAGTCCTGCGTCCAGATCAGCTCCAAAACATTGCGCTGATTCTGAAACATCGAGAACTCGAACGTCGTCGTACGCTTATTAATAATCGTACGGATCGGCTCGGGCTCGCCGTATGCCTCAATATCCTTGGAATCGAACTCGTTACCGAGCGTAAGGCCGGCCTTCTTCTCGAAATGGCCAACCGACTTGTAGCCCGCAGGCACAGCCAAAGAACCATCCGTAGGCGATTCCAACGTCAATGCCGGAGCAACAGAATAAGGCGCAAGCAGCACCGTCAAGTTGAGAGGCGCAATGGCTAGATCAGCCTGCGCATCCTTCAACGTGTAAAAATCCACCATATTTAGTTGTGCTTCCTGTATTAAGTTGTTATTTGCCGCCTAAAGCAAGGCGACTTCTTTCAAATAGTTGTTGCGATAACGCAAACCAACCCCCACCTCGAACACGGCAGTAACCACGCGCGTATCGAGCTGCTGACCAGGGGTGAGCAGAACCGGCCCAGACTTCTCCCCCGCGCAATGAATCTGCGCAGTAAACCCGTCAGCCATCGTGAACTTGAACCCCTGCATCGGCAGGAGCACCGACCGCACCACGCTCATCACGTTCCACGAGTCATCCCGACTGCCCGTGACGGCGCTGACCTGCACAAGACTCTGGTCCCGGTGCCGATCCCAATCCACATGCCCGCCAGGCAGACGCACGAACCACAGCATCGGATCAACCTCTTGCGGCAACTGTTCGTCCAACCAGCCATCGGGCGTCCAACAACCAGACTCCACGTCAGGCAGCACTTTCGTGAACACGTCGATCATCAAGTTCTCGACGTTGACAAAGTTGTGCTGGAACCACTGCGGCAACGCAATAGCCACTACCGCCCCCCATACATAGACTTCATCACCTCTACCAAGTCATCGGCAGCCGGGAACTCGATCTTCTTTGTGCGTGAACCGAATTCGTGAATCAAGCCGTACGAGAACGGCTCACCCTTCCACTCGGACAACGCAGCCTGGCCACCAACGGTCACCTTGCCGACCATGCGGTCGTTCTTCTTGTTCCCGCCCATAACCACGTGCGTCAACGCCGACTCGGCCAACCTTCCGGTCTTGCGGGCCACATGCGCCTGATACCGAGTGACAACCTCTTGCCCGGTCTTCAACAGGAACGCGCTCAAACCCGGAGCGCTCGAAACAATCTGCGCTAGAGCCTTATTCGGAGTCGGTACCTCAATGTCGAACAACGGAAACTTGTCAACCATTGAGCGACTCCAAATTGAACACCATCCAACCGAAGTCGAACCCGTCCATAGGGTGCTGCTGGTCCCACAAGGCGTGACCGATCACGGCGTACTCTTCACCGTTGGAACGCTTCAACCGGTCGCGAGCACGCAAGTTGGTTCCCCGCGCCACGTAGAAGTCCACGTTGATTGCCGAGGACTCCCGCCGATCATTCGACTGAGTGAACCGCGCACCGTTACCGCGCGAACCACCCCACGCGAAAACCCCGTCAACTGACTGATCGGGGTCCTTTTTCGGATTGCCGTACTTGTCTGAGCTTCCCCGGAAAACCGACACCCGCTCCGTCAACATAGCTGGATCGCCTCGTCATATCCCGGCTCGAACGCGCTGAACGCAGGGAACAACACGTCACCGTTTCCGTACTGCAAGAACGCAGTTCCGATACATGGCGTATCGCCGCGAGTCGTGGCCACCGTGCGCAATCCCCCACTGCGCTTGAAACGCTTAAGGATCGCCAACTCAGCCGGGTAAAAGAACCCGTCCGGAGGCGCGCTGTAGGTGACATTGAACGGACCCATCTGCCGGGTAATCACCCGGTCTGGATTCCGCAACTCACGGCGGGACGCGGCCAACACGACCGCCCTCACATCATCGGGAACCCCGGTGGGGGCATCCGGCCACAACTGACCGGACACCACCCGTGCCCAACTGGACACGATGCTCAGGACAACCTCTGCCTGTTCCCGAGCCTCACCGGAGAATTCCGTCTGCATGAGGGTCTGTAGATCGTCAATAGACGCCAACAAACCCGCCATCAGATACCGCCTACGGCACCGTCACCGTCACGGTCGCCGTCTTGGCTGAACCACCCTGCGGCGGAACATAAGACGCCGTGATCACCGACGTACCCGCAGCCACACCCGTCACCAGGCCGTCAGCGGAAACCGTGGCCTTAGCCGGCGTGGCAGAGGTGAACGTCGAACGCGCCGTGACGTCGGTGCCGTTGTTGTCGCGCACCTTCAACTGGCGCGTACCCGTGGTCGTCAATAGCGCGAAATCGCCACCAGCAACCTTGATTCCGTCCGTCGTGAGCTGTAGTTCCACGGCGCGAATGAATCCACGGTTCGGGTCGATAACGTGCTGACGGCCCGCGAACACGTCAAGCAACGTGCGGTCGCCCAACTGCGAGTAGTCGTAGTCGGCAAGCCAGCGCAAAGCCGTGCCACCGACCGCGTACGAGGCACCCGCGCGAGCACCCTCAGGCACAACCGGGGCACGCGTGGCCAAGATGAATGCCGAGCGATGCCACACGTACGCCTTGTCAGGAGCGATGGCCAGCGACTTGATCACGTCCATGCCCGCCAAGCGGCCCACGTGAGCATCCCGCAGCGCCGTGTTCGCCGAATCGCCCGACCAGTCGGCGTGACGGAACTGGTGATCCTTGGCCAGCGCAGCGGCCACAGATGAACCAACCACCAACACGCGGTCGTTCTGCGGAACAAAGTTCTCGCCAAGACGCTGATCGGCAGAAATGAACGCTGGCACCGTATCAGCCGGATCAATCAGCAACGTCTCCTCGTAAGGAGCGCCCTCGATCAGCTCAGCAATATAGTCCTCAAGCTCATAGGCAACGGCTGAAACCTGCGGCTTAATGACCTGATCGGTGTAGTCAACGATGTCCAACGTGCGCTGCTCATCGGTGAACTTCAATGCCGCGTAGATGTGCTTATCGAGCGTCACGGCAATTGAATGCTCGACCAGATCAGACGCCACGACTGAACGGTCGGTAGAGCGCAGATCACGACGATTAGCGGTCGTGATCGCCTTGATACGAACCGTAATAGTATCGTTCTTAGAACCACCAAAGTTCGTCAACGGATTCGTCCAAACAAGTCCAGGCAAGACAATTTCACGCTGGAGCTGCTTGATACCAATCTCGGCAACAAGCTCGGGCTTCACAAAAATGTGAGACAAAACCCCCCACTTTCAATATTTAGTTGTTAAACAGCAGCTAGTTAGTACGTACCGCCACCGCCGCGTGGAACACGCTTCAAAACTTCGTCGGCACTAATGTTCAAAGTGTCTGACTCGTCGCCAGTAGCGGCGAACTTCAACTTCGACTTCGGAGCACCAGAAGGAGGGCCGTCATTACCGGCATCATCCTTCTTATTCTTTGAATCATCATCCGTCTTAGGCGACGGCACACTATCCAGAAGATCTGCAATATCGGCCCGAATATCATCCTCGGAATCACCGCGCACACGGCCAATCAACTTCTTAGGCAGGCCAAGCTCGTCAGCAATATCGCGCACAAGTTCCGCACGCTCAGCCTTCGTAACCTTCTCCTGGAGCGCATCGCGCTCTTTCTCAGCCTTATCGGCACGCCGGGTCAACTTCTCGATGTCAGAACCCTTTTCGGCCTCCAGTTGATCGAACTGGCTAGCCTTGGCCTTGAAGTCCTCGAATCCCTCGTACTTCTTCTCGACGCGGGAAATACGCTTCTGCATGAATGCATTCACGGCATCCTGCGAATCAAGCACAATAGGCTTAAAGCTATCCTCGTCATCCTTTAGTGAATCGTTCGTACCCACCGGGTCGCCGTTACCCGGATCATCAACCGACGTGTTGGTATCAACTTCTGGAGTCACAATGTCAGGCATTTACTACTATCTTCCTTATCTAACCAGCCAATACATCGCGCGTTGACTGTCCCGCGCACCTAGATTGCTTCTAGTTTCCGAATAGAACTGTCAAGAAACTTGACCTGCGGCGAATTGGCCGCAAACCCGCGCGACATCAAAGCCTCACGGTTATGACGAACATCAGCGACAATGCGCTTCCGCTCTTTCAAATCCAGCACATCCGCGCTGTACGGTGGAGGTGGCACATACTTCTGCCGGAACTCATTCATGGCATCCCTGCCACTCAAGCCGTCCGTCAGCTTGTCCCACTGATCCAAGAAATACTTGGCACGCTTGTCGTACTTATCGGCTTCCCGATACACCGGACGCAACGTGCAGCGACAGTGGTCGTGCACCTTCGCTGGTCCATCACCAAGGAACGCGCGCCGCGTACCCTTATCGCTATTACTCGTCCACGTGACCTCACGAATCAGCGAATTAGACCGGTCAAACGAATCCTCGCTGTAATAGGTCGCCCCTTGCGAGGCCAACACAGCGCAGAAATAGCACGGATCGTTATCCGTAACCCGCGCATACCCAATCGCCGCCTTGCCGCCCGTAGACGGCTCGGGACGGCCTCCCCGATTCGCACGCTTGGACGCATTCGCGCCCTCCGGCACCGGAGCATCTGACGACGGCGTGTAGTCCCCGAGAGCTTCCCGGACCGGCGCGATCAGCTCAGTGAGCCGACGCACACGCCCCGAGGTCTCCGGAACACCATTGGCCCGCAGCTCGGCAAGCTCGGCCTCCCACTTCTGGACAGACGCCCACTGCCGATCACGAACCGGACTGGAAGCCAAGGCTTTTGCCTCTTGCTTCATGACCCGCCGATACTCGGCCTGCACCTGCGCAAGCACCTGCTCACGCGCGCCATCCACCGCCGCAGTAACACCAGCGCCCGTGGACGACTTCTCGCCCGCAGCCATGCCATCGCGCTCCGGCGCGGGCATCTTGCGCTTGACCTCAATTGGACCCGTGACCCGCATCTTCAACTGCGTATCGGCCACCGGCAAAGGCACATTCACCTTCGCCAGCGGCGAAGCCTCCGGATCGACAGACCACTTCGCGGCTTGCACGTACTCGAACGCCGCTTGACTACTTGCTTCGTAGCCCTTCTCAATTTCAAGCGTGGTAGCGTGTAGCCACGACGGGGTGGTCTTGTCCAGATCGTTGAATTGCAAGATGGCCCAAAGGATTCCCAAACCAGCCGCAACTTGATCGGCGATACCGTCCTGCTGGTCGGCATGCTGTGCCGCGTACCATTCCGCCAGGGCCGGAATCGCTTTCGGCTCCTTAGGCTTCTGCTCAGTGGCCACGGAACCCCCCTATTTAGTTATGCAGCCACGCGAAGCCCGTCATTACCCGGAACTCCCGACTGCTTCGCCTGCGCATTGGGGTCCTGACCCGGACCGTTGTTCCAATACAGCAATGTCTTAGTCACCGGATCGTCGTCGTGGAAATGCTTCTCCATCGCCTCAACATCCGACTGCGTGATACCCGGAATCAACGACCACAAGAACTGCTTGGGCATACCGAGCATCTGTGCAGCCTTGCCGTAGGCATCGACTGCCTGAGCCAACGAACGAATCTGGGTGTCCTGCCATGAAACTGACGCCGTGAAATCACGGGCAGCCGCCGCATCGCCCTCGATGTGAGCCGCCAACCGCATCAACTGGTTGTGGGCCGACCCGAACGTCACCTGACGCTCATACAACTTCTGCGTGGTGCCCTTCGTTGCCGCTGTCAGCGCATCTGCGGACAGATTCGCGAGCTTGCCGGTAAGTAGGTAGGACGGGAGCTGCGCGTTGCTTGCCAGCGATTCCACGTCCTGCTCATGGGAGGCAATGAATCCGTCTAGCGCCGTCTCGGGCAGCGTGTAGAACTTCGCCTCATGATTGCCGTGCATGAGAATGTCGTCCTGGGCCAGCTTGAACTTGGCCTGCTGCGCTTCCTCTGGCGTTGACTCTGCATCCAGCTCGTCAATACCCGTGGCCACCTTGACTTTCCACGAGTTGTAATGCTGCGCCAACAGCCGATCAAAGTCGGTCTTATCGATCTTGGCGGCAGCCGGAATCAGATACTCGACCTCACCCATGGTGAAACCGTCCAGATCCATCATGTTCACGTAGCGCACGAACGGACACACCCCGACGCCGTGATAGACCGGCTCCGGATCAACCGGGAACTCGCCGCTCGTAGGCATCGGCAGGTCGTAGTAGAACTGGTCGGTGTAGAACCGCACCGCAGAACCGTTGTGCATTAGCTCCAACGCGTAGCGCGGATATTCATCGGACACCGGATTCTCGTAGAGCGCCAACAACGAACGCGGCGACAACCCCGCCAACGTCGCCTGATTCGCGCCGTCCAACGCCACCCCCGGCAGCGCACGACCATACGAGTACCCGTAGGTCAACGCGGCGCGGTGAATACCGATCTGCTGCTTGGCCATGTTGTTGGCGTTCCACGTCTGCCACTGCCCTGGCGCATTCAGCTTCTCGCCCTCGGCCCGGTAGCCGTCCACGAACAAGCACTGGGTGAACGTCGTCACCACCAGCCCGAGCCACGGAGTCTTCGCGAGCTTCAACAGCGCGCGTTTCTCCTTGTTGGCAGGGGCAATCAGATAGTCCGGCTGCGCGCCACGAGCCCAGTTCGCGATCTTGTCCAACTTCATTCGCCGGTGAATGAACTCCGGCCACACGACATCAGAAACGTACTTCCGAACTTCATTGTGTGAAATCGCGGAAGGCAGTTCAATTGCCATTTACGCCATCCTGTACCGCTTCTTCTTCGTCAAAGTTTCCTCTGCCGATTCCAAAGTCAAAATCCTGTTCGCATAAGAGCATGCGACAATCCCCGTAATATCGACTGACGTACCTTTACGCAGCCATCCCCAACCGCCATGCTCAATCTTTCCGATGGGGTATTTCGTCGCCCCCGACAAGCCCGCAATCAGGGTCTCGTCGTCCAAATGCGTCAATTGCCCCGACACAATGTCGTCATGGAACTTCGCTGTCGCCGCCGAAACCTCCTGCGGCGAGAGCATGTAGACCTTGTAGCCGACCTGTTCAAGCTCCGCCCCGAACGCGCCAGCCTGCGCACCGGCCTGCACCGCCACAGCACGCGGCGGAGTCGATGACGCAATCAACCGCTGCATCGTCGGAACAATCCAATTCACGCCCTGATCGGCCCGCACAACCTCGACATGCGCCTTACCGTCCGGACGCCTGCCCGCCACCGCGATAGAGGCCCACGCGCGATCTGGGGCCACATCAACCGAGGCGACCGTCCAATCCATATCCACGACCGGTTGCGAACCATCCGGCAAATCCGGAACCTTGCAGTCATCCCAGCAATCCATCGGGATCACCGAGTTGACGCGCGGGTCGTCCCACATGCCCATGTGCTCGCGCGCGAACTCCGCGAACGTCATCGTCGTGAACTCGGACTCCAAGTTCCGGACCGTGCAAAACGGTGCACCAAGCGACGGCTGCGCGATCGGCCACAACGACCGGTCAGAGGGGTCCGAACCCTCAGCCAGCGACCATTCCGCGAACAGCAACGCCGGATCTACCTGCGCCACACCCGCATCACGAACCTTGGACAACATCTCCGACTGATCAGTGCCCGCCGACGAGGTAAACCACGTCTGCGGATTGGCATTCGCGCGCTGCGTCGGGCCAAGAGCAGCCCACTCGGCAGGCGACAAGGCATACGCCTCGTCACACATCACCAAGTCGATGTCACGGAAACCACGACCCGAGTTCGGCGACCGCGCGATATAGCGGATAAACCCATTCCCGCGACCACGCCGACGAATGGAAACTTCCTCGCCGCCGTTCTTATGCGGCAGACACAGTTCCTCAAGATCGGGGTAACTATCAATCTTTGACGTGAGCGCCTGCCACGCCTGCGTATTAGTCTTGGCCTGCTGCGAGGTATGGAAAATGCGCTCATTCAGCTCGAACAAGCCGAACATCTCCCGCGCCTCAAGCAGCTCGGTCTTCCCCTGCTGGCGAGTAACGATCAACGCAACCTGGCGCGACGACCACAAACCGTCCTTCGTCTGCCCCAGCGACGCCCGAAACAACGCCTCTTGCCAAGGCAATAGCCGGTATCCGAATGTCTCGATGAAATCCATGCCGTCATCGGCCATCGACGTAAAGAACGTCGGATAATTCGATAGACGCGGCTCTTGCGAGCCAATCAGATTCGGATAGACACTCGTCGTGTCAGTAAGCGGCTCCCAAACATCCAGTTCCGCCGTCGTCAAAATCCCCCCTACAACTGGAGGGAAGCGCCCCCCAATAAAGGCAAACCGGCATCAGCCCGTTGCCTGAAAAACTCGTACTCCACGCCGTAATCCGGCTGAATCTCGTCAAACACGTCACGACGCCATTGGCGAAGTTCCCTACGCCGACTCCCCCGCATGCAACAGCCCCGGCTACACGTCCGACGCATCATTCCAGGCACTAAGCAGCCTTCAATTGCGGAACCGCATTCCGATTCTGGCGACGACGCGCCAACTCATCCCACTTAGACGGACCAGACTTAGACTTAGGAAGTTCCCCAAGGCCCATTTTCGACAAAATCGCAGCCAAAGTCGCATACTGCTGCCGATGCTCAGAGATAAGCGGGTTAATCGTCTCCGTACCCTGATCATTAATCACCGTCAACCGGGAACCAATCGTCTCCACCAAATCATCAAGCCGATCAGCGATACGGCACGCATTCAAAAGCAGCACCTTGGACGGCGCATCAAGCTCCCGGCCCGACGTAACGCCAGTCCACAGCTCTGTTCCCGCCAACGAAAGCCCAAATGGGACCTCGTTTTCCTGCATCTAGTACCCCCCGATTCATTGGATTAGCGCGACCTGCGGAAATGCAAGTGCGACCAGCAGTTTTCTGGCACCCCAGAACCGGAGAGAGAGGAAACGCTGGCCGAGGTAGGCGTGTGCCGACCAGGACGAAGAGGCACCCCCCCAGGGGGTCCGCACTCATTCAATTCAGGTCTTGACCAGCACTAATAGCTCAGCCACCCACAATGGATAGCCGTATGTTGCGTTAGCTGAGATGGTCATAGATCCGATATAAAATCGGCACTGATTCTTGGTTTGACCTGTGGTTATGCGAAGTTAGCGTGCAAACTTGGGTGTTTTGGGTGGGGTTACAGATACCTGCATGGTTGCGGCCTTGTGCGGTTGCACATAGCTGATTGGTGTATGTGGCTGTGGGTAACGGGTAAACCGAGGGTGTGAATGTTTAGGGGTTGAATCGCCCTACACGGATTGAATAGACATGGCCTAGGGAATGTGTCCATGTATGCGTGCCGGTGGCTGTGCGTGACGTACGGCAGCGCATACGGGCATGCATTTCGTATGCGACTGGTACGGATTGCCAATCTGCACAGCATTAATAGACGAACATGCAGCTAGGGCAGTGTTTCCGAATTTGGGTTTGCGTTTAACGTACGTACTTGGTACGGTATTGATCAGCAGGCCGGACTAGGACAGCGACAGACAGACGCTAGCGACTCTGCTAAATACCCTCCCACTAGTAAGGACCCTCCCAAATGAACATCACCGAACTTGAAACCACCGACGATGTGATCCGTATCCACGTCAAAGGGCGTGGCATTGACGGTATCGCCAAGGTTGGTATTGCCGCCCACGTGATTAAGGCCGATCGGTACTGGAACAGTGATACGACCGTCGAACAACCTGGATTCACTACCGCTCGCCTCACCCTGTCATTCGCCCCCGGTGAATTGACCGTTAACGGCAAGAAGTACGACCGGTACGAGCACGGCACATTCGAGCCCGCGCGCGTGGCGAGTTGGCATGAGGACGTGCGCGACATGCTCACCGATACGGGTATGCAGCGTGTTGGTTACCGCGCCACGATGTCGTACACCAATCTGACCGAAAGTGCGCGTGACAAGGTGCGCGCAGCGGTAAAGCTGGCCGCTGATAAGTACCTCACCATCGAAGCGGCCAAGGATGCGCTGATTGCCGACGCACTGGGCGATGCGGATAGCGCCACCAGGGAGCGCGTAGAGGCCCAGCGTAAGGAAACCGCAGCGCTTGACCGTCTGGCCGCAATGCGTGCCCTCTAACCCCATCGGCAGAATAGGACTCACACCAATGACCACCATTGCCCCACCCAAGAACTACAACGAACTCGTCACCCGTCGCCTAATGAAGCGCCTACGTACAGGCATCGTCCCGCGCCCAACGAAATGGAATGAAGGACGGCACGCCGCGCCGGCGCATTGGCCGCATTACGACAACCGGCAGCTCGTGCGCGACACAAGCGCAGACACCTACACGTGGCAGCCATACACGGCCAAACACCGCAAGGAGGCATAGCCCGATGCAATTCGACATGCTCGCCCTGGTGTCGGTGACCGTTGGCCCGGACGATAACCCTTGGGTTGTGCGTAACCCCGTCACCGCGACCGTGCACGCCGTCAGCCAAGATTGGCAACGCTGCTATGACTGGATAATCGACCACCCCGAGGCGCGGTACGTCGTCATCGAACGCAAATGCGACTATCGACCATTCGCCGAGTACGTGACGCATGGCCTCCTGTACAACGCACCAAGCAAGACACGAAGCCAGGCCGAACAACTCACGCTGATCTAAGGACCATTCAGTTGACTAGTGTCATCCCCGACATTCCCGACCATGTTGCCGCCGCGATGCTCGCCCGTGAGCGCACCAAATTGGAGCGTGAGCGCCGAGAACTGGTTGTCGACATAACAGTCATGCAGACACGCCTAGAGCAGCTGGACCAGCGGCTACACGAGGTAGCGCAAGGCGAACGTGTACTGTCCAACCATGGCAGACGAGGTACTGGCCGCTATGGGTGAGCAGCACGCGGCTATCCTCGCTCTCGCACGCAAGTTCTACGACGATATACGCGACGCTAAAGCCAACGGTTACGCATACTCCGAATTAGAGCGTTCTACCGGGCTATCACGTGGCAGCCTGCAACGCATCGTTGCGGGCGAAAACCCACACATTCGCATCAAGTAGCGCTTGCCCATTTCGTACGTAGTTGGTACGCTCCGAGGGTAAGGCCATTTAGTACCCTCCCAAAGGACTAACCCCGTGAATATGCGCGACTATCCGACCGACGAATTGCAATCGGTGCAAAAAGCTATCGCCGCTGAACTCGCCAACCGTCAACGTCAACTTGAAATACTTGCCGATGCATTAGACGCACTGCATGCCGCTGGCGCAAACGGTGACGTACTGGATTGCCTCTACCAGGCTATTGACATCATCGACGCCAACACGGTTGTCGATACTGCCGAGGCAGACGAACCGCCCGCGCCGGAACCCGAGCTGACCAACCGTCAGAAGGCAATCGCGGATCTGCGCTCACTCGGATACGTTGCGCCAGGCTATGACCAGTTGGTGAGGCTGTACCATCGTGACGTTGCCGAAATGGAATATCTACGCGCGGAAGCCGATACACGCGGGCACATGACTAGGCGTGAGCACGCGGGTAAGTACAACGCGCGCAATCTGTGGTTCTGCAACCTGCGCGAGCTGCGCAAATACGCTAGCGACGAAATGCTGACGTGGTTCGATACGCACGGGCGAGTCACCTACCGCATGTTGCGTGACCAGATGGACAGCGGCCAGCACTACGCCGGTTCCGGCTACATCAACAACCGATAAGCAGGAGACTAAAAACTATGAGTAACAATACAATTGACGTAACGCCGGACAGCAACGGTGTCATCCGGTGGGCGCGGAAACTGCTCGCCGAGGCCCCAGAGGGAAGCGGCGACGCGCAGGTAGCCCGCAATATCCTGGCCGAATTCGGCATAGACGAGACGTAAATGCCACGTATGACCGGGCGTGACCGTATAGATCAAGCTGCCAAGGAAAACGGGTGGACTATCGTCGCCGATGGTGGTGAGACTGTCTACTATCCACCCGAAGGCAGACACCCATGGTTTCCGATAATGATCACCTACAACGCGAATGACATTATGGTCAATGTTCGCGTGCGCGGATTAGATCACATTGACGGGGTTATCGCCTATCTACAGCAACACCATAATCCCGGTAGCTAACCCAGGCTATCAACTCTGCACAGCTTTTAATCGCCAAGCTGGACGAGATTAGAAACCGACCAGGAAGGAGTTTAGGACCAACAGTTCTCTGATGAATAGAAACGTTGCCCCTGCCTGGTCGGCACCCCAAGCATAGAAGGAACCACCCATGACCGCACACACGACATACACTGAAACCATGACCGCGCCAGAGAACACGGCAGACGCCGAACACCGCGCGACCGTCTACCAAGACGGCAAGGACGCCTACACGGCAGGCACACCAGCACTCGGCAACCCACACATCCCCGCGCCACCCGGAGACCTCGACAAGGCCCGTGCATGGCGCGCTGGCTGGCACGTCGAGCGCCGCCGCGACACACACTGACCCGAGTCAGCGCAGTAACCGGCAGGCGCGGTCTACTGTGCACAGCTTTTAATCGCCAAGCTGGACGAACTGTAAAAGCTCCCCCGGCTGGACTCGAACCAACAACCGACGCCTTAACAGGGCGCTGCTCTGCCATTGAGCTACGGAGGAACAACAAATGGCCGACGCCATCTACCTAGACAGGGATAAGGCATCACTAATATGCGCCGACCTCTATTTACTAGCTGCAATGGCGCGTGAAACCTCAGTGCGCCGCCGCGCCAAGAATCTGGCGGAACATCTTGCAAAGCTGCTACAAGAAGCCAGGGTGGAGCCGTCCCCCGGAATCGAACCGGGCTAACCGGCTTTGCAGGCCAGCACCTAACCAATCGGACACAACGGCACAAATGGTCGCCCAGGCGACCCATTACCGCAATCAATGCAGGTAATAGCGGAGAGCAGAGGTCTTGATCCCCACCGCGCAAACGGACCTCGCTTTCAAGGCGAGTCGGCGCACCCGCGCCTGCTTTACCCTCCATGAAATATTCAGTATCAAGCAGTGATTCAGGAAAACTGATCAACACTGACACTGAACACAAAGGCCAGCACTGAATATGTGTGCACAACGTCCCCCGTGCAGGACTCGAACCTGCGTCTAGGGATTAAGAGTCCCCAGCTAAACCATCTCAGCTAACGAGGGTTCAGACGAAGCGCCCTGTAGAGGATTCGAACCCCTGGCCTTCCGGTCCGTAGCCGGACGCTCTATCCACTGAGCTAACAAGGCAAAAACGTGCGGTAGGCGGGACTCGAACCCGCGTAGCCTGCTTGGAAGGCAGGAGTCCTTGCCACTAGACGACTACCACAAAGAGCCCTACAATCCCGGCTATGGAAATGGAATCCAATAACATTACGAGTCTCGCATTCGGCCTCGCAGATGATGCATGGTGGGCACTGAAAAACATATCTCGACCCGCCGAGAATGACCCAGAGGCATTGCTGAAATACGCGACCGTACACGCATTGGGTTCCATCGCGTGCAGCCTGTTGGCCGATAGAGTCGCGAACGCCGAACGTTCATAGATAAGAACCGCATCACGGACGGGGATCGAACCCGTAGTCTCCAGGTTGAGAGCCTGGCGAGATACCAATTACTCCACCGCGACATATAAAGCACCTACGCAAGGATTCGAACCTCAATTACCGGAACCAGAATCCGGTGTCATGCCAAATTAGACCACGTAGGTATGGTGGCGATAGCCGGGAATCGAACCCAAGTATTCCGGGCCACAACCGGACGCTCTACCACTGAGCTACTACGCGTAGTTCCGGTGCGACTCGAACGCACACTAAACCGGGTCTAAGCCGGAATCCTCTCCCAATTGGGATACGGAACCAAAGCCGGATATACCGCCGACAATCGGTGATCGGGGCTTACCCGCCAGACGCGCCTCAACACGCCCCAGACGCCGTTACAGCGCCCGCACCCCCTCTTTCAGAGAGGCAGTACCCCATTGCAACCCGGACAGGAATCGAACCTGCAACCACCCGCTTTGGAGACGGGCGCTCTACCAATTGAGCTACCGAGCTATTTAGTCCACAAGAAAACTGCCTCACGCCAAACCTCGGAAATACCGTTAAACGCCACGTATCCAGAGAATGGCGTGAGAACCCCCAGGATTAGCCCGGCATTGAAAGTGAAAAATTCGTCCTTGTCATCCGAATCGGGCTTCCTGGAATCAACGAACCCCATCAGCGAGATAAACGCTAGAACAGCGAAGATCGCAAACAATACAATCGCTGCAATTGGAGCTAGGATAGCAATCCACAGCGCAATCAGAAATGTTGGAAAATGCGAGTAACCCGAATAGGCTTCTTGATACCTTCTTGCATTCTCCATAAGGTCAGGCCACTTATGCCACGCCCAGGTGAGTATTGCGAATGCGATGGCGGCAATCAGCCCACCAGCCGCGTTAACGAATACCTTGGAAGACGTTTTCTCATGTTCCCGCCCAGTCACCCGGCCAGTATCCCATGCATAGACATCCTTAGAGCGGTCTGCTGCACGGGTGGGTGACAACTGAGATGGCTTGCCTTGTTGGGGTGAGCTGGAAGGATGTCACTGTGCCAAAGCCGTTTCCCCGTGAGTTCCGTGCTGATGTGGTGCGTGTTGCTCGTGAGCGCGATGCCGGTGTGACCTTGGAGCAGATCGCGGCCGATTTCGGGATTCACCCGATGACGTTGTCGAAATGGATGCGTCAGGCCGATGTTGATGACGGTGATCGGCCCGGTGTGAGTTCGGCAGAGTCGGCCGAGAACCGCGAGCTCAAAAGGCGAGTGCGGTTGCTGGAGCAGGAGAACGAGGTGCTGCGGCGTGCGGCGGCGTATCTGTCGCAGGCCAACCTGAAACTGGGCCAGTCCCCAAAATGATGTACCCGCTCGTCCGCGAGCTGGCCGCCGACGGGGTTCCCGTCACGGTGACGTGCCGGGTCCTCAAAATCGCCCGTCAGCCGTTCTATCGCTGGCGTGCTGGGCCGGTCACCCCCGCGCAGTGGGCGCAAGCGTCGTTGATGAACGCGATCTATGACGCCCACCGCGATGACCCCGAGTTCGGCTACCGGTTCCTGGCCGACGAAGTCCGCGCTGCGGGAATTGCGGTGGCGGATCGGACCGTGTGGAAGCGCTGCCATGAGAACCGTTGGTGGTCGGTATTCGGGAAGAAACGCGGCCGCAGCGGCAAGCAGCCAGGGCCACCCGTTCACGATGATCTGGTCTGCCGTGAATTCACCGCCACCGCACCAAACGTATTGTGGCTCACTGATATTACAGAACATCGGACCGCCGAGGGCAAGCTATATCTGTGCGCCATCAAGGACGTTTTCTCCAACCGCATCGTGGGTTACTCAATCAGCAATCGCATGAAGGCGTCCTTGGCGGTGACTGCCCTCAACAATGCGGTGGCCCGCCGTGGACAGGTGCGCGGATGCATCGTCCACAGCGACAGGGGCAGTCAATTTCGCTCTCGGAAATTCGTGCATACACTCCACTGGCACAACATGATTGGGTCCATGGGGCGAGTCGGCGCCGCTGGGGACAACGCTGCTATGGAGTCCTTCTTCGCCCTGCTGCAAAAGAACGTCCTGAACCGGCGGCGTTGGGCCTCCAGAGACGAACTTCGCATCGCGATCGTGACCTGGATCGAACGCACCTACCACCGCCGCCGACGCCAAAGCACCCTCGGCCGGTTGACGCCCATCGAATACGAGACCATCATGACCCCACCGGCCAATCAGGCCGCCTAGGAACTGTCACCTATCCGTGCAGCAGACCCGAGCGTTACGCCGAACGTACGCAGGGACGGAATCGAACCGCCGTAGCCGAAGCGCCAGATTTACAGTCTGGAGGGCCTTGCCCAACAAGCCCAACCCACGCATACGGGCTATACGGAGAAACAGCACCCAACCTGCTAACTACCGGCAAACACCGGCATTGTCCCCTGGTCTGACTACAGGGATTTGAACCCCGAACCCCTGGCACCCAAAGCCAGCGCTCTACCAAATTGAGCTACAGTCAGTCATGTCGCAACCTTTCCGCAGGTCGCGACCACACGGTCGGCAAACTCGACCTAAGTTTTCTGATTCGGGTTTACCCGCAGGTCGTCATGGTCTAGGTTGTTTCCCATGCGCCGTGACAACAGCCATCGCAACCAATACAAGACGTACTGGTGCCGCAACCTGCAACGCTGGCCCGATGTTCAGAAAGCACAACGACGCGTCTCCCCCAACGCTCGCCGAACGCTCGCGGCCATCGCCATCGCAGCCCTCATGATCGGCGGCGCGAAGATCGCCAGCGACCAGACCATGCCCGGTAGCGGCTTTTCGACCGTCCAGACCGCCGCAGCCGAACCTACCGGCGCTCCCGGCCCCACGGGTGGAATGACTGACGGCGGTGGTTCGCAATTCCAAGCACCCCAAATGCCCAGCTCCATGCCCGATTACCAGGGCGGTAACCAGCCGCCGATGAATCAGGACAACGGAATCTCCATCTACCAAACCGGCGCGCAGGGGGCACCTCAACAGGGCAGCCAGTCCGGTGGACAGCAGCCGCAGCAAGGTTGGGATCAGCCCGCCCACGGGACGCAACCGCCTAACTACTCCACGGCACCCGGTTATACGCAAGGCCCCGGCCAGCCGAACCCTAACTACCAAGCGCCGCAGCAGCAGTCACCGCAACAGGGCCAACAACCTCAGCAGCCCCAACAGCAGCAGCCGAGCCAGGCCCCCACGCAGACTCAGCAGCCCGAGCAGCCGCAGAACAAGCAGGACGACACCACTCAGCAGCTCAATGAGCGCCAGCAGCAGTGCCAGGCGGTAGCGCAGTCCTTCGGGAACCCTGCCGAAGAGGTAGTAAATGAGGTAGTAGGTGAAATCCCCGATGCCCTCAGCAGCATGCTTCCCAACGGCGGGTTGCCTCGTCAGGGCGGGCCATCTCGGTCCTGGAGCAAAGAGCCTTTCCCCGTACCGGTCCCATCGGGTGGATGCAATGGGCAATGCCCCCCTCCTGAGGTAAAACAACAGTGGGGCGTCGTCCGCACTGACCAGGTGAATGGATTTAAGTCACAGATACACGACTTGGACGACATGAACCGAATAGCCAGGGAGCTGGAAGACTCCAAGTCTGAGCTTTTGAAGGTATGCTCGTGGGGAGGTACCGCAATAGCACTTATCGGAGGCCCAATTACTTTTCTCGGGCGAGTAGTAATTGGCTCGGCGGCAGGTCAATGCGGTCAGATTGATAGCACGATCAATGACATGGTAACTCAGCTAAAAAGGGCGGCGGAAGACAAAAGCTGCGGAACGATGGAGTTTCATTGGAACTTTTGGTTCAAGTTCACACCAGAACGCTGCCTATTTTGACGACTACCGAAGGTAATTTATCGTGAACAGAGAATCTGCTGTCAAACTGATCCGAATAACTAGAATCGTTTTAGTTACTCTCGCGGTAGTTGGACTGATACTATCGCTCCTCACCGACTTTCACCTGTCCAGGTACGGTGTATACGCTGCGACGGCGGTATGCTTGGCCTTTGTCACCGTTGATAGTATTGTCAACAAAGAGATTGGCAAGAACAAGAAGAAACTGTACATCCAACTCGGTGCTGCGTTATTGATATTCGTGATCATATGGGGCGGCGCTGCGCTGTGGATTCGTGGCATGTTTTCTGGTGGTCAGACCAGTTCAATTGACCAGAAAGAAACAGAGCAGACTTCATTCTCGTCAATACCAGGGCAATTCCCACAAGATACGAAAACAATCAATCCCGACTTCCCTGCCGGAACGTGCGTGAATCTCCACGGGTCCCGTACCAACACTCAAATCGACAAAGCTGGATGCGGTTCACCGGAAAACAACTTCATAGTCGTGCAGCAGGTCAAAAACCCGACTGAATGCATCGGTGACGTGGACCAGAAGTACTACACCAACACAGCCGGTCGCGGCGAATGGACAGTATGCATGGACTACTACTGGGTCCAGGGCAGCTGTCTGAGCATGAACGGCTTCGACATCAAGCGAGTTAAATGCGATGACAGCACAAAACCCGCACGAGAAAAGCCCGTGCGACTCGCCCAGAACAGCACCAGCATTTCCGATTGCCCCGCTGGAGGATTCGACCATCCCGTACGCCGGTTCACGGTATGCACCGAAACGCAAGGCAGCCCTTAAAGGCTGTGGGCAAGCGGTGGTCTGATGAAGAGTTGGCGGTAGCTCTAGATCCGACGTTAACGTGCGCGCAGGCCGCATTGCGGCTGGATCGTTCAATGGGCTCCGTACACGGAGCACGCATGATGTATCCACGCGGGCGTGTTCATGAGCAAGATCGCTCGCGACGCTGGAGCGCCGACGATATCGCGGTGCTGACCGATCAGGCGTTGACCGTCAGGGAAATTGCGCAACAGCTGGGGCGCTCAGTCGGATCGGTGTACTACGCCCGCCACCGCTACACCAGAAAAGTCACCCCTGAGCAACACGGCACCGCCACGGGATGGCAGTACGGCTGCAAATGCAATGCCTGCCAGCAATACAACCGGGATCACCTCGCCGAAAAAGACCTAGCCGCTGATGCCGCCCGTGCGCGCGCGTTTAACCGTAAGCGCCAGGACCAAACCATCCCCGGTGCCCACCACTACGGACAGCCCTGGACCGGCGAAGACATCGCCGTGGCATGCGACCCCGACATGCCCGTGCTGGATGCGGCCTTACTTCTAGGCCGCACCACACGCGCCGTCTACGCCGCCCGCAGCCGCTACAACTCGGACGGCACACTCAAGAACTGACGCCCCCGCAACACTACGTCGCATCGGTAGGGATTGAACCTACGGCCTCCGACTTATCAGGTCGGCGCGCTAACCAACTGCGCCACAATGCGATTACCCCACACGCTTCACCGCTTAAGACGGGAGAGGCGACGCGTGGGGACTACGTTGCGCAGGCGGGATTCGAACCCGCGACCTCACAGCTTATGAGACTGGCGAGCTGGCCAAACTGCTCTACCGCGCAATAGATCATCTATCCGGGAAGACGATCAAAACCCAAGTCGGCTAGGACCAAAACGCCGCGCTATCAAACTTCTGCCCACCTGAACGCAGGGCCGACCGCAACGAGGCCCTTAAAGCGACCGCCCCCGTATCTTTCCTCGGCCTGGTCGCCCAGCCGAAGAACATGACTATCCCGGCCAAGATAAGATCCGCGAACGCGCCGTAAAAGAAATAATCCATTCCACGATTCGGTTTCGGATAGGCGATTTGCACTTGAGGGATTATGGCCAAAGAGATCAGCCCGAAGCCGAATAGCCCTATCGTGAAGCCCACGACCTTTGCGAAATCACCCGGCACCCGCCCCAGCCTGAAACAGGAATATAGCAATGCGAAAGCGACTACTGCCATTATCACCGTCTGGTAGTAAATATGAAGTGCGGAAGAAATCAGCTGTATCGCGGGCAGATGTTTAAGTTGGTCCAACTCATCCGGAGTAGGTGGGTGGGCAGACTGATAGGTCCACAAAAGGGTGCCAGTGGCCATTGCCAGAGCCAGTAACGACGCGCACTCGATCAGCTTGCTGATAAAGGTGGCAATCTTGCGTTCCGACAGCCCAATCACCTTGGACAGCAACATCATCGAACTCTGCCCGATACTCAGCATCGCCAGCATCGCGGACATCAACACCCACACTGGATCGTCCATGCCGAAACAATACGGTCCCCTGAGCTGCCTGCGTGGATCGAACACGCGACCTGTCGCTTACGAGGCGACCGCTCTAGCCAACTGAGCTAAGACAGCAATACGTAGTCCGGGTGGGAGTCGAACCCACACGCACCACATTTTGAGTGTGGCGGCTTTGCCGATTTGCCTACCGGACCATGGAGCTAGTCAGCTCCCGACAGCAGTGCTCGCGCATAGCGCAAGTCCCGCAACGCATTCAACAAGCCGCCGTCACCATCGGTGTAGTTCCGCGCGAAGTCGGACATGCCGTCCGGGTATCCGCCGGCCTGGTAGGCGTAGCCGGTCACCTGGATTACCTCGTCTATCTGTTCAAGAGTCGGCAATGTCATCTCAGGAACCCCCTATGTGGTCGGCGATCAGCGGAGGGCCGCGTGCTAGCCAGCGGGTACCTCATTGTCATCCCGTTGGCTAGCTTGTAGTTCTCGCACCGATCACACTCGCAACTAGGCGCATAGCACCAATCAACCGCATTCGGCATGAAACAACTCCCCCGCGCGCTCCAACACAACATCACCAAGTCGAATCATGTCGTCACACACATCGCAGCGGCACTCGACATCAGACTTGTACTCGCTGCGGTTCACTCATCATCCCCGTAACCCTCAGTGCGGGAAGCGATAATCGACATCACGTTATCCGCAAGGATGTATGCGCGAGCCCACTCGATAAGACTCAGATACTCCGGTTCCTCAAGCTCGTCACCACCGGCAGCCTGCGACAAATCGACTACATGCAAATCGCCGTCGCCGTCGATGTACTTGATAATCCGAAGCTCGGAAACCATGATGTTCGATTCGTCGTCAAATTCAGACACTATGCAAACCAATCCCGAGACACCTTGTGCCTCGCCTTAACAACCACACGATCACCGAGCGTCTGATTGCACTTCAAATGCATCGGCTCAAGGTTCCGGTGATCTGTCAACAACTTCGAGTCCGGCTGTAGCTTCGACACGGGGATCTTGTGGTTCGCCGACGCAGACCACGGATTTGCCTTCCGCGCATGACCTTTGCATTCAACCCCGCACGTACGCGGAATCATGTGTGCCGTCTCTACCGTGTATCCGTCCGTATTCACGTACTGGCAGATAGGTTTCAACGTCAGGTCAATCGCCTGGTGGCAGCCTGCGCACACTTGAGAGGCCCGCAGAGCCCGTTTCCGGGCTTTCAGGTAGTCAGCCTCGGTACGGCCACTCCCACGCTTCCCAGCGCTCTTCCGAAGATTCCCCGGCATCATTCCCCCATTCCGCTACGGCGTCGCGATGCAGCCCCTTGCCAGACTTACGTTCACGGTGCCTATTGCGGTGCGGGGCAGACGCATTCGATCGGCGTATCTCAAGCCTGGCACGCATGCTGTCGCTGGCCATCACGCATTCAGCTCGCGCCTAGCTTCACGTACATAGCGTTTCGCGTCTTCCTGCGGACAAAGCTCGCCCTGATCTAGGTAGAAGTATCCGTGTGCCTGACAGCTGTGGTTGTGATCCCAGCTACATGGGTCATCGTCAATGAGCGATTCAAGAATATCTAGGACCCGAGTGTTCGCGCCCATCAGATGCCGAGGCCCAAACCTGTTAGAAATCCATTCATTTGATCGCCTCCAACAGCTTGCACGCTGCATAGTCATGCGCCGACATATCGACCTCACCCGCGCGCTTCACAAGCCGCATCATCTTGTCCTCCGGCAGCGTCACAAGAATCTGACGCTGCGGAATAGCCTTCGGCCTAGCCCCCGCCATACAGCCGCCTCCACCAATCCGGATTATTGTCCCGGTAGGCATTTCGGCCAGACCATACCGACTTCGCCGGCTCAATCTGCGGCAGGCAGCTCGTGACAGCCGCTCCCGGCTGCGTCCACTCGATGTAGGCAATGACTTGCTCGCGAGTGATTGGCTTATGCCCGTACACCAAGATCGGCCCGCCAACTTTCAATCCGACTCGCCACTGCTTCGCCCGCTCAGTATCCACGGTGTCTCACCTTCAACGCATCAAATCCACACGCTAGGTGGGTAATTCGTAGTCATAATCTTCCCAACCCAGCAGATCAGCCACCGGCATATCTCCGATACCCTCAAGCACCGTCCGAACAATCTTGTACGCGTCCAGGCCCGCCCGAAGCTCGCAGACACCGGCATCCAACAAAAGCGCTGTCACGCCGGTTGTCAACTCCACCAACTTCTCTGGCACTGGCCCAGCAATCGGTACCGACCGTTCGTCGGGGCTACCCACCTAGACCGGCCTCAGTTCCGTAGAGCGCTTCGCGCGCTTACCCCGAGACGTAGACCCACAATCCTTGCAACGATGCATCTGATACGAAAACGCGAGCGTGTTAAAGTATTTCACTCCATCGCGCTTCAAGTTCGTAGAGTTGCACTTGGTGCAGTGCAGCAAGCCATCCTCGTTGTTCTCGTACAGCGACAGGTTCAGACTCAGGTACGGCAGGTGGATATCAAACAGGCGCTCAGTCAGATTGGCGTCGTGAATGTTGTACTCTTCCATCAGCTTCTCAGCCGCACGCTGCTCAGCGCGCGTACCATGCCGAATGTCATGCCATAGATCGGTTCCGCCATGCGGCACCTTCCGATCCTTCAAGAACATGCGCGAGGACCAATCGAGCTTCATGGACATCAAGCCGCCCTTGAACCACCGCTTGACCGTCTTGATCAAGTCCACAGACTTGTACGGCGTCGGACGGCCCAAGCCCAGACGCACAAACTCGGCCTCGAACCACTGCACGTCGAAACGGTCACCGTTCCACGTCACAACAATGTCGGCCTTGTTCAACAGATCCCACGCCGCGCGCATCATGCGCAAGTACGCGTCCGAATCATTGTCCCGCCAAGCGGCTTTGAAGATCACCTTGTCGTCGCCGCGCCACTTCGCCGCGAAGCAGAGCACGCGGGTAGGTGTCAGCACCCTGTCAATGTGGATGAACGGGCGAAACAAGCTGAACGTCTCGACAATGGCGCGCTGCGTCTCAATATCGAGTACCAGAATCTTAGCGGCCATACGGGGCCACCTTCTGGGAATCACGCGGGGCCAAGACCACCGCTTCCGCCTTCTGGGCGTTATTGAAGACATGCACGTTGAGTTCGCGGGTCACTATCCCTTGCTTGCACTCAACCCGAGCAATCTCGCGGTCCACGTACCACTTCGCCTTACGAAGGTCCTGAATCTCGGTCGTCGGGTCCTTCTTGCCCGCGCGGGCAATGTATTTCACCGCGTTCCCACGGTTGAAGTTCAGATTCTCTGTGATGTCGATAACTTCGGCACCGTTCGAGTACCCATCTTTGTAGTGCGACGGATTAATCGCGTCTGACATGCAAAATTCCCCCGACCCAGCGCAACACATCGCACAACCGGGAAACCGGGTCGACGGAACGCGGCAAGGCGTTAATTAGGTGCAGCGCCAACACAATAGGCCCCACACGTGCAGTGAACGGGCTCCGCAACAAATAGCGGTCCCAGCCCTCACTAAGAAGTTCGTTATCCGGCGCGGCCACCTCATAGGCGACAACCGCCGCCAGCAGCACCAGCCAAGCACTGTCCGCTGGCTTCACAATTCCCCCGAAAGTTAACTGCTGGCGACCCCGGCGCGCGCGGGAACATCGGGGCCACCAGCGAGGCGCAGCCAGATCCGCTACAGCGGGCGCGCCAAGTCCTTGTTGTGCTCTCTGCGGGCCAGATGCGCGCGCAGCTGTATGACGGCTGTATCACGACGAAACCGCATCGACTCCAACTCAGATGTGAGTTCTTGTATCTTGCGGGCGGCCTCGACCTCACCAGGAAACAGATCTGCCAACGAGTCAACGATTTGTTGCGCAGTGTCCGAGTAGCCGTTCGATTGACGTACGCGATGTAGAGCCCATTCGACGCGCTGCACTAGCCTGTCGCGGTCAGTCACAACACCTCCGGCAACTCCGTCACCGTTGCGACACCGTTCCGGCAAGCCACGCACACCCGGTTACCCGTCCCCCACGTCTCGGTGTTTTCCGGCGTGTACAGATGGTTGTTCCGGCAGCGATTCACCCGCGTCTGCACTTCCTGCTCATCGCCGGTCCACCACTTGAGATTCACCAGCCGGTTATCCGCAGGATCACCATTGAGCCACCGAGGCACCGCCCCATCCGGACGTGGACCAACGAACGTGGTCAACACCAGCAGATGCACCGCGTACGGGCGTCCAGCGGCTTTCACACGCTTACAGCCCCGCTCGTCGGTCCACTCGGAAAGTTCCCTACGTGGACCCCGCACCTTGCCCTGATCGCTACATTGATAACCAGTCAGTTCGGCAATAGGAATGTCTGCCCACATTTGGATAGAATTTTCCCCTCTTTTATGTTAGCGCGCTTACAAGTTCCCTTTGTTGGCGTTGTAAGTCAGCACGTCCCCGAGACGAAACAGCGTCCGGCCATTCACTGCCTTATGTTGCCGAATCCTCTCCGGATGACGGCGTGCCCAATCCCGCACATTCCATACCGAGATACCGAAACGCTCTGCAATATCTCCGGCAGACATCATGGCGTTGACATCGACAATTGAGTTGTCCGAAATCCACGGTTGCCCGTAGTCGGCCATCAATTTATCGAGTGACAAGCACTGGTCTAGGTCTGCTTCTGCGAGAGCGTTTCGGTAGTGGTCGATTATGCGTCGGTATCGGTCATCCTTGGTGTCGTCCGGCCATGGCCATTTACCCGCCATCGACCTTGACGTAGTTGGTAATCGTGACCGTCTTCTCCACGGGTATCACCTCATACGGCTTGGGGTTTCCGTCGCCGAACGCATCAACGTCCTGGTACTCAGTCAATCCCTGCTCGTAGTCGTACGCGTAGTGCTTCCCCGAGGGGGCACGCACTACAACCAGATTGGTTCGGGACCAACGACGGTCCTCGCCCTGCTTGACGTGGACAACCTCGAAACCGTCGCACTCAGCACCCTTGTAGGACAGTGCCCAACTGTCCTCAGTCAGGATCTCTTTCAGATCATCAATCTCAGCCATGCATCCCCGCTATCCCATCAGCAGCGCAACACCCAGCGCGCCGAGAACGAGCACCAACACAAATAGGCATCCCGTCATCACGCATCGCCGCCATAACGCTGAGTCCACGACGCAATCTCAGGTGCGCTCTCCGGCGTGACCGTCTTGTAGGCCGGTGCCGCACCATCGGTGTCAATCAGCAGCCACTTACCCGGCGCGTACGCAAACGCGTACTTCGTACCGGACTGCCGCAACGTGCCCACCGGGTTGCCTGAACGAACCGCGTTGATTGCCTCCACAATCGCCGCCACAAGCCCCGCCGTCGTCTGCCCACGACTGACACTCGCCGCCTTCTCCGCAGCCTTACGTTCAACCTCAGACAGCCTCAACACCGCCTTGGCCAGTGCACCCGGTGCGAGCTTCGCAACCGGGCTAGTCGCCAGCTTCAACGCGCCCACTGAATCGAGCACCCGTCCACCCGCGTAGTTGTATCCCTGATAAGACATTCATTCCCCCTTGGTTAGACGCGCATCAGCCGCAACATCTTTCGCTTGCAACAGTTCCGCAACGGTCAGGGGCCGACCGACAACGTCACGTCGCCGGTACAGCCCCCGGTACCACCCCAAAACCTCACCCACGTACGCCAGATAGCCCATTACGCGGCTGCCTCCATATCCAGCTCGCCCTTATCGAGCGCCTTAGTCTCGTGCTCGAAGAACAGCGGAGACTTCGCCTTGTAGATGCGCGGCACCTGGCCCTCAATACGGACACACACGCCCTCATCCACTGACATTGGATTCGACAGCGGCACAGGCGCATCCGGATAGCTCTGCCCAAACTCCGCGTTCGCGTTCTCGGCCGCATAGTTCACGTCCAGGAACATGTCTGCGTACGCCTCGATCAAATCCTCGTCGTCCACCCTGTCGCGCAGATGAACCCTGCCCTCCATCAGAGTTGGGACCACCTTCACTCCGATAGCAGCCGCGAAGTCCTTCACGCCCTGCCAAGACAAGTCAGCGATGACACCCTGACCGTTGACCGTGGCCACGCGGTAGACGTACAGCTCAACCTCTCCGGGCTTCACGTTGTACGTGTAGCCCTTCTGAATTGGTGACTGCGTGTCGGCCCAACCGACCAGCTCGCCGTAGACGATGAAGTTCTCCGGAATCCGGCCCTCAATCGTCTTGCCGAACTCCGTCCACAGGTCGCTGTCGTAGTAGTGGTTGTTGTCCGAGCGTCCCTTGATCACACGCCGGGAACCAAACACGTCCTCGTACTTGGTCTCTGGCGTCGGGATGCGCAGCCACTTGTTGACCACAACTCGTTCAAGCCAGCTCTTATCGCGCAGCGCCGGGACGCGGCCACCGCGCCAGCTCGTGCCATGCAACTTCTGCGTCACGATGACGTGCTTCGGTTCGCGGAATACCTGTAGATTCCGGAACAGGTGCTCAGTGTCCAAATGCATTGGGAATAGCTTCTGGTCAACGCGCTGCCGGATCTTCGGTGTCGTGCGCGGTCCCGCTCCCGGCTTCGTCGGCACCTCGTACTTGCGGCAGATCGTGTGCCCGTTCAGCATGTCGAACGTGTCGCCTACCCTGAGTGTGCGAACGTCAATGCCGGTGTACGCCAAAGAATCAAGAGGCATCAGAAGTGCGTTTGACGTGTTCTTGCGCAATCGGATCGCGCGGACACGGGCATTCGTTTCGAGATACCCGGTCTCGTTAGCGTCCCGGTTCAAGGTTGCCTCACGGAACAGGTTGTTCTCGCGGGCGTACTCGGTGTCGAGTTGCGTTTCGGCAGTGAACAACACCTTGAGGTCACCGGCTGTCGCCTCGGTCTTCTGCGTGAGTGCCTGGTATCCGAACAGTGGCACCGCTACCAGGTTGTCCAGGCCGACCACAGATAGTGGTTCAGGAATCTGGACAACCGTTGCGGCGTAGTTCGGATTTACTGGTGGCTCAATCGCCATCATTTCCCCCTACTCGGACGACCCGAACTTTCGCGTCATCGTCCAATTCAAAGATGATCATCGGATCGCCGTCGTAATCCGGTCGTTGATCAAAGCGAACATTCATTGGATAGTTCGACCAGTTCGAGCACGACTTGACGGACAGTTCCCATTCCGCCCAATAGCGGGCATGGACCTCGAACTGTGCGCGGTCGTCGGCAACGTCAATCGTGACTAGGAACGTGGCTGGCTGATAGACGTTGTATTCCTCAGTGAATACCCCCTCGAACTCAACCAAATCATCCGAGCATCCATAGACCCGTAGCTCAGGCATCAGTCCCACTCCACGGTCAGCGAGTAATCCCAGTGACAGAAGTTGTCTAAGAACTCGCGCATGGCCGTCATGTCGCCCTCGGCCTCAAAGCGCCGCAACTGGTCGATGTACTCCGGCTTAACGTTGTCCAGGCTGAAATGCCCAACAATCTGCGCCATCAGAACGGGGCGGCATCGGATGCCCCGGAACCCCAGCCGTCGTCCTGGCGCGGCTTGCGGGCACGAACCGACTTGCCCACGAAATCGGCCTCTACCTCGAACGCGGTCCGGTTTTCGCCGTCCTTCTCATACTTACGCTGCTTCAACTTGCCGACCACGATCACCTGGTCGCCACGGCGCAGCTCGTTCGCGGCACCCTCGGCCAGCTCCCGCCACACCTGCGCCCGCAAGAACGTCGTGTCGCCGTCTTTCCACTCCTGCGACTGCTTGTCATAGACGCGAGGCGTAGAAGCCACCGAGAACTGGGTCACCGACACACCGTTAGGTGTCTGGCGCAGTTCAGGATCAGCGGTCAAATTACCGATCTGGTAGATAGTTGCGTCAGGCATTACTTCTTCTCACTTTCCGCTTTAATGACGCAATACCCCTCGTAATCAGATTGCGTCAAAGTAGTTGCACACTCAGAATTTGTGCAATAAATCGTTCCGGACCCAACCCACGTCCCCAACGTGGGCAGATCGCATTCCGGGCATGGCGCTTTCCGCCGCTCCCACACCTTCCCTAAACCAACAATCGCATCAGCCTGCGAATGCACCCGACGAACGTCGATCGCCCGCACAACGCCCGTCAAATACACCTCACGCAACCCCAGCGGCGAGCCCAAGGTGAACTTCTCAGCAGGCCGCGAAACCAAATCCTTGATAAGGGCATTTGGTCCGCCAGCCAGCGAAACAGCCGCGTCAATCGAGTCGATCAGGTCCGCGACCTTCACGTTGTACGGCGTAGACGGCTCTGCTGTCATGTTCACCTTGGACTGCAACGCAGTCTTGGGTGTCGAACCCAGGAACACGCGCAGCGCATCACGGTAAGTCGGCAGCTCATCTAGGCAGCGTTGAATATCTCGAATACAGCCGTTGCACAACGTGTCTGGCTTAGCAGTGACGGCAGGTCCGGTGCTCGTGCGCGACACGCACCCATTCTTGGCGTCGCAATAGTGCTCGGTCATGTCTCCTTCGCGAACTTCACCAGCCCCACCAATCCGGCCCGACTGTCAGTCCAAATGACTCTGAACTCATCCATTTGCAACCCTTTTCGTCTCCCGCGCAGCACGTTTCGACCGATTCGTTGCCTCGTTGTAGCAACCCCGGCATCGCACACCGCCAGCGGCCAGCTTGACCACGTTGTAGCCGGTCATTTCGTGGGTCCCGTTGCGGCACAGCTTCACCCCGCCGTGCTCGTCTGCCCGCAACCGCGCGCGCTCCGACTCCGTATGTCCACCCCACACCCCAGACATGCGTTCGTTGTGTCGGCGCTCCCAGTTCATCGCATAGTCAAGGCACGCTTGCTTTTCTGGGCATCCTGCGCAGATCAGCTTGGCTTTGGCTCCGCTGGACTCAGCTTTCGGATGGAAGTCGGCCAACGGCTCGTATCCCTTGCAGACGGCCTGGGGCAGGTTGGGTATGTCCAGCTCGGGAATTGTCCGTTTCCGGTGCCCGAGGTTGATCCCCGTCACCGAGGTACCTAGGACATTCAGCCCGGAAAAGAAGCTCTCCAGTGGATCGAACATGACCATCTACGCAGCCCTATCCATGTTCGCGCGCGCGTTGGGGGTCTTGCCGCCGCGAACACCGAACCTGTATTCGCGAGTCAATCCGCGCTCGTCATCCAATGCTTCACTCAGACAGTCATTTTGAACGTCACATAGCGCACAGATTCGTTTCGCCCCCGTGGGATTCTGCCCACGCTTCGGAAAGAACGCGTCTTGGTCAATCTGCTGGCATATCGCGTCGTCCCGCCAGTTCCGTTGCATTTTCAAATACCTTTATCTCAATACGCGGTTGCTTTGGTTGCGTGCTATCTATCGACATGCGGACTTCGGTTACCCAATTCGCGTCGTCGCCAGGCCAGACACCGGCATCGACCATTCCGTCGAGTGCGGCTTTTGTGAATGGCCCGAGTGAATCAACGTCACGTTTCCGTTTGTCTGGTACGAACCATTTGACGGATACGATTGACGGTCCTAACCCCCGAATCCGCGCAGTCCGCGCCAGCGTTGCGACAAGTACTCCGACTTGATGTTTCGCTGCGCGGACTTGCGGCCATGTCCACCTGCGCTGGTCGTTAGCCAGCATGGGTGGTCGTTTTAGGGGCACCGTGATTTGGTGCTCCAATTCCCCCCGATTACCACTTAGAGCAGAGTCAGATTTGCGGCATTCTCATCCTCTGCGTACCGCACGAACTGGCCGTGCGACTGTTTGAAGTACACGATGTGGCCAGGACTGTTGCCCCGAATTGCTTGCAATGTTTCCGCCATGCGAATGTCCCGATCATGTCGCGGGATTGTGCACACTCGCTCGTGTTTAGCCACGAATCACTCTCCGTACTTGCCGTACAACAGCTTGCGCAACCGCTCTTCCGGGCCAGTCGCAGCCTCTCGGAATTCCTTGACCGCTGCTTTCAGCTCTGGGTCTGAGTCGTCCAGGTCATCTTCGGTCAAACCGTATTCAAGAATGGCCTCAGAGATACCGCCCTCCCATTCCACCTTGGAATAGAACTCTTCCGGCGTGTAGTCGCCCATTAGAACCCCCGCTTCCCGAATTCAACGATCACGGTCTGTGACTCGTCACGACTGTCCGAACGCGTGATCACCCGGTCAGACGCGCCGAGACCATGGACAGTCAACGTCTTGGTCTTGCGGTCATAAGTGAGACCGGCGTCGCCGTCCAGAGGGATCGCCATGCCGTCGCCCGTGATGCTTATCGTCATCAGAAGTCCCCCGGCTGTACCTGCAAGCACTTCAAACCCAATGCCCGCCAAAGGTTCACAACCTGGTCACGGTCATCCAGCACGAACCGCACGTTGTACTTGCCACGGATGTTCGCGTTGAACAAGTCGTACTTCACCCGATAATCAGGCAGCTTGTTGCCGTTCGCATCCTTGGCCCCGGTGGGCCTCATGTGCAGCTCGTCAAACAGAATCCCGTGGTACTCCAGCCATTTAACCGTTTCATCCCGGCAACTGTCGTCCCGGCCAGACACGAACAGCACCATGACGCCCTTGCGGAACATCGAGTTGACCAGCCAACGAACTTGTTCATCAACGGTGTCCGTATGAACCTGCGTGTAGTCGTACGGTGACCGCCCGTCCATGTGGGCGACTGTGCCGTCAATGTCAACGATGATGGCTGTAGGCAGGTCCGCGATCCATTCGACCGGCTCGGGTGTGAATGTTTCCAATTGCATCACGGTCGGCCAGTTCCGGCAAGGGTGACGTTTCGCCATCCGCAGAATCACTTCCGCGCCCACTTCGCGGCCACCTGCCTTGGCCCGCGCGTAGTCCCGGTCGACACACTCGTCAGGCGTGGCGAGCACGTCAACAACCTTGAACTCGGCACCGTACTGCGCAGCCATCTTCGCCCACTTACGCAGCCAACGCGGCTCCAGATGCGTGGCGTCCACAACCACCGAGGTACCCGACTGGAGTAGCGCATGAACCTGTGCCCGCTCAGCGGTCGTAACCTGGTCCTCGCACTCCGTCTTGCCGGTGTGGTAGTTGTCGTGCAACATCTTCCGCAGGTCATCGCGACAGACCCGGACAGCGCCACTCTTGGCGGCAATCTCCTTGGCCTTGGTGGTTTTTCCGCTGCCGGGGTATCCGCGCATAGCAGTTAGTTTCAACATCTTCACGCCTTCACTAACATCAAATCTTGCGACTTAACGTTCCAACCGAATTTCAGTTCACGCTTGCGCCACAAGGTCAACATCGCCTCCGAAATCGCCAGTTGCCATACCTCTTGCAGTGCCTTACACAGTTCGTCCTCGGTGAGCCCTTCTTCACCGGCATTTTCCAGGACTTCCCGAAACAGCCGCTCCACTTCCTCATCCGTCAAGGCACGGAACTCATTCCTGCTCATAATTGCCCCCGTAGAACATCGCGTACATCCGAAAATGACTGGTGCTTAATGAATTCGCCGTCTTCCCACACTGGCTGTAGCAGACTGTTCATTTCGGCGAACTTATCCGCTCGCTCGACAAGGAACATCTGCCCACCAAATGCCTTAGCCTTGTGCAACACCGCCAGACGCCCCGTAGCGGACTTCTTCGTCCCGTCATCAGTAACCGGGTCCTTAAGCAGATTCACGCCCTCACCGTCAACCTCAGCCCACGTAGCCTTCATCGCAGACCCGAACGTGTCACGCGTGTTGTATTGATACGTGAACGAACCGACACCGAACACCACATTCGTTGAAGCCCAACGCAGCCGCGCCATCCGCTCAGTGATCGAGCGTGCGCGATCCAACGTGATCGAATCACCGTAGATCGCACCGACACGCGGGTTAAGTTCAATGAAACCGGCGTCATTCGCCTCACCACCGAACACGTCGTACAACTGGTGCAGGACACCCCACCACTCCGGTGTTCCCGACATCGCATCCGGGTCGCCGCACAGTATCTTCTCCGGGTCACCAGAGTCAGGGCGGATCACCAACTTGCCGTCGCGGGCAAGAATCTTGTCCCGCAGCGCGGGTAGGTACTCGGTAAGAACACGCCACAAGTCGAACGTGTCCGAAACGACCGACACGACACCAGTCGGATACAGATCCAGCAGACGCGAAAACGTCTCCTGTTCACCCACCGACTCAATGCCAGTGCACATGACCGAATGCTCTGTGGCGGGAACCGAACCCACCACATAGGAGCCACCGTAGTACCGGTCAATCCAGTCCAGTGACACCAAAGAATCCGTACCCGTGAATGAGAGCAGATGCGCCGCACCAGAGGCCGCAGCGGACTCGTGCGAGGACATTCCCCGGTAGGAGAAGTCATGGCACTGCCAGTCAACCCCGGCAAGATCGCTGCCAGTGCGTTTTGCCGCCGTCTCAAGTACCTTGCGGTACTCGTGCGCAATCGTGGCGGAAGTGGATGCCTGCCAGATTCCGGCAGAGAGCCCGGTTTCGACAAAGTTGGTCAGCCAGTAGAACTCTGGGTCGGTGTTTTCCACCGTGAATGACGGAACCCCGATCGGAACTGGGGTGCCCTCCGGGACCGCACAGAACCGCAACGGCAGATAACCTAGAGCGTGCAGTGCACGGATGTGTTCGCTACCAATACCCTTGGCCGCCTCCGGCCCGAGAATCTGGGCTACACGTGCCTCGTAGAGTCGGCAAGCCTGACTTCTGCCCGAGCTAAAGAACGGCTCGAACTCGTCCATCAAATACCGCTGAATGTATGCCTGCAACCCGAAGTGAACCACCGCGTCAACACCAGGGATTCGGCTCTTTCGGTTCGTGTAGTTCGAGTACACGCGGGTCACCTCGCCGGCCAAATCGTATTGGCGTTTGTGGTCCAGCTTGTAGGCGTCCGTGTGAAACAACGGCGCGACGGGTGAGTATTTAGTCATCTCGTTCAATCCATTTCGTTGTCACGATCCAGCCGCACACGAAGCCGAGCAGCGCACACCCGAGAATCAGCACGGCGACACCGCCGAACAGAACCTGCGGCATTACCGGAAGTCCTTCATGTTGTGGAACATGTAGCCGTAGACCGGCACCGTTGACCACGGACGCACCGAACCCCGATACGCTCCCGGATGCGAATCCGTCGTGTAGATCCGCTCATAATTGGCATGCAGATCCGACGCCTTGCCCGAGAAGACCCCGTGCGTGATCCAGATCCCCAGCCGATCACGGCTCAGGCCGGTGGCCGCTGCAAGCCCTGCGAAAGTGCCTCCACCGTCGCAGATGTCATCCACCACTAGGTACTTGCCTGTCGGTGGTAGGTGCTCGGTCATCTGAATGTCGAGAATCCGGCCTGTCTCAAAGTCGCGGATCTTCTCAGCCCGATACAGATCAATCCCGAGTGCCTTCGCGGCGCGCATCGCGCGCTCCACCGCACCCTTGTCCGGCGCGATCACCGCGTCATACTTGGTGTTCATGATGGAGCGTTGCAGCAGCGGTATGGCATCTAACGTCAGCAGCTCGTCGTAATAGGTTTCTGCCACCTCGGAATGCGGATCGACGCAAATCACCTGGTCAGGTTCCATACCGTTCACCAGGTTTGCGTAGACGGAAACCCCGAGCGGGACACCGCGATCAGCACGCGCAGCCGGAAGGTAAGGCAGCATCACAACGAGCGGCCAGTTGCGCTCCTGCGCCACGTCCGCGTACAGCGCAGCCGTTATCAAGTCCTCCGGCTCCGCGCCACGAATGTCGGCGATGAGCTGCACCGGCTCACCGTCGTAACGCTCAATATCGCGCAAATGCAGCTCCCCGCCGGGGAATTGGAAGGCATCTGCTACTTCGTAAACCGTGGCGTGCTCCCCAGCCAGGGCCTTCAACGAGATGGTCATTGCTCATCACCCACAGCCAAGTCGTAGCCCTCCGCGATCCCCTCAGCGACGGCCAGGAAGAACGTCGTCGCCGTCTCCACAAGCCCCTCAGCCAGAGCGCGCACTGCCTCCACAGACCGCTGCGCGAGCGCCGGCACGTCGGGAATCTCGCCCAGTGGAACATCGTCCCCGTCGAGGGGATTGAAAATTCCGTTCATCGTCTGAATACCTCCAAGAACCAGCTGCGAATACGGAAACCGCATCGGACTCATCGGCCCAATTGCGGCATTGATCGATTACGGGGCAGCGCTTACAGATGCCCGCCATGTCCACATCATCGGAATTGGACAGCCACTCTCTACGGCCCGTGAATCGGGCATCACCTGTGCAGATGGCTTGCTTGGTCCAATGTTCGGGACTAACCGACATCAGCGCGCGAATCTCGCGTGTCATTCGGAAATCCGCGCGTACTGCCCTTCAAATTTGAGCAACATGTCCCCCGTCTTGCCCTGCCTGTTTTTCCCAACAATCATCGTCACGTACCCCGGCTCGTCCTCGTCCTGGTGAAGCAGCAGAACGCAATCCGAGTCCTGTTCGACTGCGCCGCTTTCGCGCAGGTCAGACACGACCGGTGCGCGTGGCTTGCCGTCCTTCAACGGTCCGCGATTGAGCTGTGCTGCCACAATGACCGCCGCGTTCAACTCGCGCGCTGCGATCTTCAACGACCGGCTCAGATGCGCCACCTGCTGCTCACGAACCGCCCTGCGGTCCGATGGCTCAATCAATTGCAGGTAATCGACCACGATCACATCGAATGGTCCGGCAGCGCGACAGTGGGCAATGATCTGCTCGACTGTGATTGTCTCCCGGTCGATGACTTGCAATGCGACCCCGGCGTTTTCCTTGACATAGCGCTCGATCCGGTCGGACATGTCCAAGTCGATCTGCTTCTTGACGAGCTTGGTTTGGTTTACCCGAGCGCCCTGTGCGATCAGCCGGGTAGTGACTTCGGCTGCGCTCATTTCCAGTGAGAACACAGCAGTCTTGTAATCCCAGGCAGCGGCGAATGATGCCATGTTCAGCAGAGCGACGCTCTTGCCGATTCCTGGTCTCGCGCCGACTGTGTAGAGCCGACCGCGCTGCAAACCGCCAATGAGCCTGTCGTTGAGCGCATCCCATGGCGTTGGGATGGCTGGAACTGAATCCGATGTCAACGACTCCCGGAAGTGCTCAACCAAAGCATCGAACCCGATCGCCCGCTCATCGGATGTGTGCAGTTCTCGAAACCATTTCTCGCCCTGTGCAAGGGCAGCTTCGGCGTCATCGGTCTGGATATCATTCGACGCGAGCTGCTGGAGGCGGATGCCAAGCTCTCCCATCTTCCGCAGCTTCGCTTTGGAGATGACGATGCCTGCGTAGTGTCCGGCGTTCGTTGCCGTTGGCACGGTGGAAATGAGGGTGTGCAGGTACGGCGCGCCACCGATCTTGCGGAGCGCTCCTTGCTTGTCCAGCTCGGCGGCAACGGTTACGGCGTCTACTTCATCGCCGCGCATCCACACATCAACGATGGTTTGGAATACCGTCGCGTGGTTGGGGCGATAGAAGTCTTCCGCCGACATGCGTTCGACCACTTCGGGAATGATGCTTTTGGACAGCAGCATCCCGCCCAGTACCGATTGCTCTGCCTGAATGTCACTTGGCGGTTGCCGACCGTAGTCGTCGGTCACTTAATCCTCTCTCGAATGCGCAGCATCCAATCCCGTTTGGCCTGGTGTATGAACACGTCGCGGTCAACGTCATCGGGAATGTCCGGCAGGGTGAACACATACCCGAACTGTTTGAGCGGTGTGACCTTTCCGGAGCGCCAGCAGTCCCGCAGCACGTTCATGATGTTCTGTGAGCGCTGCGCTTCTTTCATCGCCTCAGAGGCCAGGTTTGGCAGCAGCGACGGCGATAAATCCTTGGCGCACCACAAGCCCAGAGCACGTTTCACAATGTCGCGGTCGATACCCTCAGCGAGCAGCGTGGTTGCCTGGCGCACGAGCTGCTTGCGGATCGCAGACGGATGCGAGGCCGGCACAACTTCGCGCACCATGTCGCCCGCGATGCTGTCCGCTTCCACGTCATCGTTCCAGTGCTCATAGTCGTGGAACCTGTAGCCGTGCTGCGTCTTAACCCACAGACGGGCATTCACTAGTGCGTCAATCTCGGCCTGCGTGCCCATTTCCAGTGCGTCCGGTGCCGGCACGTACCCTGCCTTGCGGTGGTCGCGGCACCACGAGTTCGCGCGTGCCCACAATCCGAGCGCCGCGTTACCGGCAGCTTTCGCTTTGTCGTGGTTCCAGAACTTGCGGTGGATTCTTCCGTTGTCGCTCACGGGTATTTGGCACCCACTTTGTAGCGGTCGTATTCCTCACGGGTGACCGAACGCCAGCCCTCGTCCTGGTTGTTCTTGAGACGCAGTTGGTAGGACTCTGGCCAAAACGTGGGCGTCACAATCGGCACGCAAACCCGGCTCGGGGGCGTACCGCTGCATTGCTGTGTCGTGGTGTATTGCGTCCAGGCCGGGTGATAGCTCTTATCGGTCACGGTGCCGTATTTGATTTGCGCGCACCCAACCATGAGCGCGCAGCTAGTCAGTATCGCTAGCGTCGTCTTCCACATTCGTAACGGTTCCTTCCGGGGCCAGAAGCACCCACGTAGAGCCGCGCCAGAGCAACGGCACCTGCGCGGGGTTAAGCCATGGGCGCACGTGCCAGCCCAGCGACGCCGCTTTGTCGGGGTAGTGCTCGAACAGTCCGTGGCAGCCGGTCACGCCGTCGCCACACACCGCGACGATGTTCTCCGGGCTCCATATGCCGCCCTGGCTGCGTTTGAGCCGGTGGTGCATGGTGAGCGGTCGCCAGCTTGTGTGCGGGCGGCAACAGCGTTCGCAGAATCCTTCCGAGCGTTCAAAGACGACTAGCCGGCAGCGTTTCTCGTTCACTTTGTGGTCGCGATGACACCTAGCTCATCAAAGACTTGCTGCGCCATCTGAACACGGTGCGTGATCTTGTTCGCGCCTCGAATCACCGCGTTGACCGCGTTGTAGGTGCGGCCCATAACCACGTACTCAACGAACGCATCCGCGACCACAACCAAGTCCTGTGTACGGACCAGTTGAACCTCAACCTCGTTGTCATGCAGAATCGTCGCCCAATGGTGCCCCTTCGGGGCTACCGGCATTTGTGGACTCACCATTCCCCCCTGCCCGCGACCTGATACGCCTGACGCACCGAGACGCCGATAGACCGAATCGCGTCCAACTTCTGCTCCAACGCCTTGTTCGTCTTGTCGGCCAGCTTGTAGGCCACATCCGCCGCGTCGCGGGCGATGCGTTCTGTTTCGGTGTCCAACTCGGCCTGATACTTCTTCGCGTGCGCGGGGCCGTCGCATCGCATGTATGCGCGCGCATAGGCCAAATCGAACTCACGGTCTGCCGTCAGATATGCGTCATAAGCGCTCGACGCCGTGTTGACGCCCTGCGCAATCTCGTTGACCGTCTCGTTGATCGTCTGTTCTACTGAGACCGGATTCCAGTCACTCAAAGTCCCCCCGCTCGCTCAAATTCTCTGTACGGGCAGCGCATTCCACCAGCGCCGCTTATCTCCCCAATCAAGGCACGGCTCACACACCAGCCAGTGATCGAAATGACCGACCGCGAACGTTGCGGTCCGGTCGGTGCATTCTTCGCACGGCAACGTCAGCCCTGGTGAGGTGGCCAACGACCCCACCAGGGCACCGAACGTGCTCATTTCGTCTTGAATCCCGACACAAGCCCGCCCACAAGACTGTTCGTGAACGCGGCCACCTCATCGGGCGATGCCTCACGCAACTGCTTGCCCTCACTGCCCTTCTCGAATGCCTTCGCGACCGCGCCCAGATCCCAGCCGTTCTCCGTGGCGACTGCCTTCAAGTCTTCGCGCTGCTGCTTGGACTCGGCGTTCTCCGGAGGCAACTGCGTCTGTACCGGCTTGCCCTGCGCGCGAGCAGCCGTCGCCGGGGTGCCGCGCTCATGGGCACTAGCATCCGGCTCCGGTTCCCCGGTCGGCATAGTCAGCGCCTGCAACAGGAACGTGCGATAAGCCACCGATTCGGCTTTGGACATCGCTTTGTCTCCGGCATCTGCTGCTTCGCCGAACGTAGAACCTCGGAAGCAATCACCGGCAGGCCCATAGACGGTGTAACCCATCTCGACAATGCGGTTCACCATCTGCCCACCCTTGGTGGTGGTATACCGCTCGGATTCCTGCGATACCGCATCCGGGATCACTACGACGCCATGGTCACGCAGCGCTGGACCAACAGCATCCATCACCGCATCAATGCCGCGAAAATTGAATCCCTGCTGCGCATTACGTTGGCCCTTGCTGATCGAACGCACTTCACGCATAACCGCGTTCCATGCCTCGAACACGGTCCGCACCGGACCCTGCGCTTCGACCACAGTGCCCGAACCCTCTGTTGGCGCGTCTTCGGTTGCCGTGTCGTCGGCCTTCTTGGCGGCTCGTCGCCGCGTCGTTGTCGGTGCTGTCATTGCAATTCCCCTACTTTCTTGGCAATGAACTCGATACCCGAGGGGCGAACCTTCGTGACGTAGGAAGCCGTCAACGTGCCATCTGACAGTTGATGTTCGTGAATCCGGACATCGAAGTGCCGCATGTACACCTGATAGGGCGTATTGCGCATATGGCCCTCGGCAATCAGGACTCCCCTGTTGCGCAGTTCAGCGAATAGCTTGTTCTGGCCCCAACCGAGGATCTTGGCGACGGCACCCACACTGTAGAGGCCGTCATCGTCCATGAACCGCTCATAGGCAGCCACCTTCGGCGCATCGGCCTCCACTTTGGCATCCAGTTGGAGTACGCGAGCCTCGGCCAGTTCAGCGCGTTCAGCCTGATCAGCTGCCAACCGCAAGGCATCCGGCAGGGTCCGTGGTATCTGGAAAACCGGCACCTCGGCCACCTCGGCCTGTCGCGTCCGCACCGCGAAGTACGTCTGAGCCGCCGCGACTTCCGCTTTACGTGGGTCGCCGTTCATCGCCACCAGATAGGCGGCGTATCGAGACAGGTGGTAGTCCTGACGTGGGCGACCGCCGTGTTGACCTGCATTTTCGGTGACGCCAACGAAAACCTCGGACGAGTCGTGCCCCTGGCCTTCGGCGGCAACCCGTGCGCGTTCAATAGCAGCAGCGAAATTTCGCCAGTCGGCACCGTATCCCAGCAGCGGCATGAGGTCGCGGGCCGACCAGAACTCGCGGCCATCGGCTGTCACCTGTTTGATCGCATCAAACGGAGACACCCCGGCATCCACCGAGCCCGTTCGATCTAAATCACCATGCGTGGTCACGTATCACCAATTCCCTCGGATCGGATTCCTTGCGCGAAAACCACTTACGCACTTCCTCGACCTGTTTGCCGATCTTCGCGGCGCGTAGTCCTAGTTGCAGATCAATCCAGTAGAACCGCACTTCGGCAGGATCGTTCATGATCGGAAAGTGCACCATCACACCCCAATCGGTGTTGATGCGCTCATGTAGCTCAGTGCGAGTGTTTGTCTCTTGGTCGTAGCGTTTCCCGGTCCCATAGGCCGCCAACTGGCACGTCACACTCATCGGACGTTTGGAGTCCCAGCGACCTGTTTTGAGGTCGCCTACACACACGAATTTCTCCGGGTGGTACGTGCCATCGGGCGTCGTGAGACCGGCAGGCAACTCCATGAGGTAATCGACCGAACCGGCCAATTCCAGAATGTCGTTGACTACCAACAGCTCTTGCGCCAAGAAACCGATAGGTTCAACCGCGTGCTTGTACTGCTCGAACTTGTCTACCCACTGCTCTTGGACGATGCGCGGGACCTTGCCCTGATTGTGTAGCTCGCCCAGCTTATGAAACTCAGTGCCAGCAGAAGACGCAGTGTGTTGACCGGCTGTGTTCCGGGCCTGCTCGACCGCCGCCTTGAGTCGATCCTTGCCGGATCGGGTTCCGCCGTCGTCACCCTTGTACCAAGGATCGGCGTCGTACTCGTTGATGAGGGTCGCGACCTCAGAGCGTGCCGCGTTGTCGAGAAGGATTCCGACCGCAGCCTGACAGCACGCCCACTCGATAAGGTTCTCTTTAGTGTCCAGGCCCTTACCCGCACCCGAGGCGCGGCTGTAGCCCTTGCCGTCCTTGGAATACCACCATCGTTTGTGTTTTCCATCGCGCCCCTTGCCTTCTCGCCATTGCCCCGTGAGCGGCCCCGCCTCGGGGGGCATAACGATTGGTCTGTCCCAATAGTCTCGTTTTACTTGATAGTCAGTCAATCGTCATGCCGCCCCCACGGCTATTCAACTAGTCGTGCTCGTAGTGCTCGACATCGAACTTGTAGGTATCGCCCTCGCGGACAACGGTTACCTCAGCAGGATCGCCGAACTTCTCATGCAGGATGGCCTCGTGATGCCCGCCGCCAACCGCAGACTCAACGGCGCTCATGGCTTCCTGAATGTCCTTACGGACAACACCATTGACAAACAGCTCACGGTCGGCATAGTCCACCGGAGACTTACCCGCCGGGTACACCCGCGCTGACCGCCCGGTGCCCGGATCGCGGAACCACTCACCGTAGGAATGGGTTTCAAAGTAGTCCGCAGGCCAATCGCCCGATGAGCTAATGAACCCGTCCTCGTAGTCGCCGGCTTCCTCATCGGTGTCAACTAGTTTCGTGCGCGCCTCGTGCGCGCTGAACGTGCAGGCGTCGCCGTCGTTGAAGTATGGTGTGTACTGCGCCCACCGCACCGACACCACCTCGGGGAAGGCAAACAGTTTGTCCAGCGCCGCGACTAGCTCTGCTGGATCGTGTTGCTCGGTTTGCCTGCGCCCGTAATACGTGATGTTGCCGTTGATTTCATGGCCTAGCAAGCCATCAGTCATCGTTCCCCCTGCTTTTATTCGGGTGAGGCAAGGACTGCTCAAGCAGTTCTTCTCGCCCAATGAATTTGTTGCGTTTGCCGCCCATCCACACCTTGCATGTCAGGCAGGCAGACCAGTCAGCCGGAGAAGGAATCCAGCCCAAGTCCTCCACCACATGGTTCTCCGCTATCTCTCGGACAAGGACCTTCTTGCCGGCCGAATTTTCAATGTAGCGGCCAAACACTTCCTGAGCCATCCACGGGCCTTTGGAGTTGTGGAGGTACTGGCGATGCGACACGTCACCCACAACGCTTTTGAATTGGTCGATCCATTCGTGGATCGCTATGTAGTCGTCGGGCTTTCCGCCAAAGTGGCGTGCGCTAGTCTCGGCGTGAATCTGTGACTGTGCCACCAACTCCCCCGAGCTGGACCATTGTCCACTTGCCGTCCTCGTCGTCGTACGGTTCCTCGTCACTGGGGTTGCAGAAGTAAGTGTGTCCACTCTCTACGACCCAGAGTTGACCCTTACGGGTCTGTACGACCACCTCAAACCCGTTATCGGTGTTGTTCCGGTAATAGACCCTTCCGACCGGAATCGGCGGCTTGTACACCACCTCCCAGTCAGCCACAGTGCCGTCCGCTGCCCAGTAGCTTGCGCCGTCAGGCTTGGACAGCATCCACCGCGCGGTGACCGCGTTGACGGCCTCGGCAACGCATAACGCGTACACGCCATCTCCAGACCTGCGTGCGGTGCCCGCAGGGTCCAATAGGACCGTCATTTCACGCCGCCTGTGCGCGCCTTACGCGCTTTGCGCCGCATGCGGCTCCGTTGCGGTTTGACCTTGCCGACGCCCCGAGTGATCCGGCGACGCTGCGCGCGTCCGGGCACCGGGACCCACGTCCCGTCATCGGTGTCCATCAGAAGTCCTCGTATTTGTTGATGTACTTCTGCGGAATCTCGCCGGTCTTGATCAGTGCCTTAAGGATCTTGAGCACCTGCTTTGTTGACCACGCCTCGCAGAAAACGATGTTTGATGTCTCACGGTCCAGACCCAAAATCTCCCGTGCTCGATCGGCAATGAAATGCACTTCGCCGTCTTCGCTGCGCACAAAGTCGGCGGTCACTTTGCTTGGCGCACCCATTAATTCGAATCGAGAGATCGAGAACTTGTCGCCTTCCATCTGGCAAGCCCAGCCAGCGACACACGCGGCGGTACCACACGAAACCTCAACTGGTCCACCGTCTTCGGCCTTCGGTAGCTCGGAGGTATCGAACTGTGCCCAGTACCTCTGGACGTGCTTGGTGGGGTCCAACTTGATCAGATCGCGGATCGCCTTCAAACGCTCCACATTGAGTTCAGGCATGATTCTCCCTCATAGGTGAGTAGATACGAGAAGAGCCGACCAGCACCCCCCGAGGCTGGTCGGCTCACAACGCGGTCTAACAGGACACACATTTTTTGATATTGAATGCAATCAATGATGTGAAGTTGCTGTTTATGTCCTCAACCGCATTAACTGGACCCTTGGTTTGATAACGGCGCTCTACCCTTGAGCCACACCCGCCTTCACAGCGGGGACAGGACTCGAACCTGCATCTCCGGCTTTACTATGCAATCGTTTAGTTGCTGTAAAGGTCCACACTGGACGCATTTATATTTTCACCAAATTGAAAGTATGTTTAGTTGCTGTCTGCGTCCACAACCATCTTTACCGTAACACCGGGGGGACGACATTCCCAACCGGTATTCGAAATACTTAAACCACAATCTGTTCGTACCGTGGACCGTTCACCACCGAGTCAACCAGCTCACGTGGGGTCTTACCCTCCACGGCCTGGCTGAACGTCGTCGGCGAGAACCCGGATACCAGCGTCACGTTGCCGTCATGGGCAAGGGCGGGCTGGTTACCGATGCGCCCGTTGACATTCCAGAACACGATGTGCGGCAGATTCCACCCGTGACGGGCGAACTCTGCCTTCGCGGCCTCGAAAATCGTTGTCCAGCCATGCCCACGCTGTAGCGGTGATGCCTGGTCGAACTCCATGTCGGACACGATGTACAGCGTCTTGGGCACACTGCCTGAACGGATTCCGGCCTGCAAGATCGCATCGAGTGCCGCCACGATGTTCGTGTTGTAGCCCCACGACGACCGCTCGATATTGCGCAGCTTGTCGTGCAGGTTGGCCCCGGCCAAGGTCACAAGCTCCGGCTTCTCAGAAAACGTCATGAAGTAACCGTTGTACGGCCCGGTGTTGCGTTCGGCGAAATACAGTGCCAAAGACACCGATACCGACATCGGACGGCCACGCATCGACCCGGACACGTCGGCCATGACGATTGCCTCATCACCGCGCGTGTAGTCCGGCAGGTTCTTCCACAACGCATTAGCTGCCGATGCCTCGCCGTGCCGGTGAGCCATCTCGTACAGCTCGTACGGGTACAGCGTGGACGTATTGGCCCTCGTCTCGCCGCGCTCCAAAGACTCCAAATACTTCGCGTAGCGGCCATCGGTATTGCGCCAAAACGCCTTCACATGCCGACGATGCGCCTGCCCTGGCAGCTTGGAAAAGTCGATCTTGTCCCAGTTCTTGGCCGACATGTCCGTCTCAAGCAGGCCAAGACGATCACGCAACGCCGACAACAGCTTGCGGTACGTACGCTGATCCAACCCCAGACGCTTGCGGAGGCTGATCTGCAACTTGCGGCGCTGGGCACTCTTGACCGAATCCGAGGGCAACCACTTCGCCAGCAGCGACATGGCCCTACCGGCGTTCGCGTTCACCGCGTCTTCCTCAAGCTGATGTGCGATCAGGTACGCCATGCCGTCAGTGACGTTCGCGCCGTCGTAGAAGATGTCATCCCAGCGCCCGTACTCGGGCACGTGAACCAACAGCTTCTCAGCCAACGCGGCATCCATGATCGCCAGAGTGCGGTAGCACTCGCGGAACACGCTGCGCTCACCTTGCCCGCCGCGCACGTCGCGCAGATAGAACAGGGTGCGAATCGCCGTCTGCCGGTCGAACCGGAACGCCTTGGCGAACAGCTGCGCGGCCTGCTTCTCCTTGCCGCGCATCGCGCCCGCTGTGCTAAAGAAGTCCACGACGGGATCAAGGCTCGACGTGTTGGTCACTGCACCGTTGGCGGTGCGCCCAAAATTGTTTCCGCGCTGTAGTTCCTGAATGAAGGTGCTCATAGCAGTTCGTGCTCCTGAAAGTGTTTCTCGTAAGTACCGGCAGGCTGATTCACCAGCGCGTTGCTGTGCGCGGACAGCAGCAGGTACGTACCGGGCTGCATCTTGGCACCGTTGACGTACACGTACTCCAGTGCACCGTCGCCGCGAAACTTGACTTTCATGGTCACCGGATTGCCGGTTCCCTCAGCGAGTTTCGATGCGATCTGCGAGACCGCGCCGAGGTTGCGGCCCGTGATCTTTGTTGAGAACGGAAGTGTGATCGCGCGGTGCAGAGCGCGTTTGAGTCCGGGGATAGCCGGGGTTTTGTTTTTGCTCATTGCTTACTCCAATCGCAGGACAGCCCGCCCTTTTGGTAGTCCCGGTAGACAACGCATGTCCGTGGAATGTGATCCACGTCGATGTGCGCAACTGTGAGATCTGGGTCGGTCGTGTTCGTACGCTGGTCGCTGACATCACACCCGACTAGTAGGCCGGCGGCGATAACGCCACCGGCTACCAGCATCTTCGCGCGGATCAACGCGGCCCTATCTGCTGCGGTACAACGTAAGTCGGCTGGTACGGGTTACCGCCCTGGCCGATCAACTGCGCCCGCAGGTATGACTCGATGTCGGGGAAACCGGCAATCTCGGCCTGCTTCTGCAACGCCTGCTGACGTGCGACCTCAGTCTGCGACTGCGCAGCCTTCACCTCGGCGTCGGCGGCAGCCTTCTTGGCGTTGGCCTCGGCAACACTGGACTGCTCCTTGTTGATCGCAGACTTGAGATTGGCATCCACCGGCTCGGGCTTGAGCACGGTCACCTGGAAATTGGTGAAGTACTCCTGGCCATCGGTGCGCGCCTTGGACGCATTGGGCAGGTTGTGCTTCAACGCTTCCTGGAACTCGACGCGCACCTTCTCGTCGTTCCAGATCTGACGCCACGTGTACTTCTGCGCCACCTGCGTAAGGGTCTGCTCAAGTGGCTGACCGACAACGTAATTCACCAACTGCACCCAGCCATCGGACTGGCTGCCATCGTCCTTGAGCCAGCCCTGATACTTCGTGCCGAAATCCCGGTGGAACTGAGAGAGCTTCTCGCAATCGGTGGTGAGGTCCATCGTCACCACGACGGGCACCTTCAACTCTGCCGGAGCCTCAGCGCTGGACACCACCACGTACGGTGCATGCTCGGAGCCCTGTACGCCGGTGGCGTCCCAACTGATCTGGCGGGCCGGGTAGCGGTACACGTTGACCGCGCCGCCGTAGGTCTTGGAGGTTTCGGCCTGGCGGCACTCCAGCACCTTGGGATCAGTCGGGATCATCACGTAGTCATCCACGATGACGGCGGTCTGGCCGGCAGGGACCTGCGCCATGGTGCAGGCCGACATGGTGATGGCAGCCGCAGCGGCCATGGCGAATACAGCGAGCTTGGAATTCATCGGTAGTTACCCTTCATATAGTCATTGAGAGAATCGTTGATTTGTTCTTGACGCCGCATGTCGTACTGCTCTTGTTCGCGTGCCAGCAGTTTCCTGGCGTGTGCTTGACGCTCAGAACGCGGCAGCCACAGCACCGGATCGTCCAAGCCTTTGACTTTCCGCTTCCACGCCTGGCGGCTCAGCGTCACCCACACCGAGTACAGGACCAACGCGATAAGGCCCAAGACAGCGAGCAGCAGCAGGGCTCTCATCAGATCGTCCTAAGCGGCGGCGCGAACCCGAGTTCTGTTATCTCCTGGCACACCGCAGCCCGTTGCACGACTAGCGTGGTGATCTGGGCGTCAATCTGACCGATTATCTCGGTCAGCATTGTGCGTTCCACCCATTTCTCACTTGCTTTCATCTTGAATGAACCTCACCAGTGCGCGCCAATACTTTTGAGCCTCGGGAGTCATGTTCTCGACCTTGGCCCCATGAGAGACAGGGCTTTCCGCGTGCGCGTGTGCACGCGCGCGGTCGATCAGCTGATCGAGTTCAACGGCCAGAAACCGTTGCGCTGCCATACAGTCGGACAAATACTGCAAGCAGTGCTCGATATCCTTGTCCAGACTTGCCGGTCCAAGTTTCCTGGTCCCCACCTTGATCTGATCGCTATAGCGGGCCACAGGCCCGCTAGGTTCCGGTAGTTGCACCGAGTCCGTCATCGGGTCTTACCTTTCGTTCCATGAATAGTGTGTTTGCATCGAGAGTTGTTCCGTCGCAATCAAGCCCGGACACATACATGCGGTGCGGCCCGTACCAGCTCTGGTAGCGCACGTGGTAGTGGCCGTGGAAGAACATCGTGGGATTAACGGCGTCCACAACGTGCGCGACCTTGCGTCGATGGTCTTCGCTTGCCACCAACTGATCTATAGGGAACTGACCGCCCTTGTGCGCCGGACCGATGCCGGGAATGTCCACGCCGAACGGGGCGTCATGGGCCACGATCACATCGACGTTGCCGAGTCGGCACGCATAGGCGATCTGCTCGTCAGTCAGGGTTTCCCCCGGCCACCACGAGACACCCTCGCGCCTACACGGCTTGTCCACCGAGTACGCGCCACCGAGCGCCATCCAGGTCATGCCCCACCAGTCCCAACGAAACCCACGCGGCAGATGCTTGATTCGCGGAAACTGGTCGTGGTTCCACGGCAACGAACCTGGCACGTTGTGTGCGTCAAGCCCGTCATGGAACTCGTGGTTACCGTCGAGCCACCACAGGTCAATGCCGCATTCGGCAAGAGCGTGATGCAGGACCCGCAAGTACTTTCGGGTGTCCAGACCTTCAATACCGTCTCGCCAGTACCCGAAGTCTCCGAGCTGGAGAATCGTGTCTGCCCCATTGCGTTTAGCGTGGTGAATCGCCTTGACCGCCCACATGGCGCTGCCATGCCAGTCACCAGCGAGCATCAGCTTGGATGGTTCTTTCACTGCCGCCCCCTGCCGCGCGACGTACCGCGTCCACACGTCGGCAAGATGCCCTTCTCCGAGGCGAAGCAGTGCAAGTGCAACTGCCACTCATCGCGGTAGGACGCACCGCAATTCAGCGGGCACATAAACGAGTACATTCGGATTTCCCCTCCCCCTAAACACTTGATGTCTTGCGCCGCAGGTTCTTTCCCGCGTCTACTGCCCGGTGGTGATATTCGCCGCGCGCAAGATCTGCCTCCCAGCCCTCTTGCCATCGCCACAACACAGTGATGACTTCCCGCATCGCGCGATCCACCGACAACGTGATGTCCTGGTAGTCGTACAAATCGGTGTGCGGATAGGTAGGCGACGGGTGCACGTACTCCGGCCCCAGCAATGCGCCGCGCACCGTTTCGGCGTCAACCTGCATATCGAGGATGCGTTCGAGGGCGTGCCTGGTGAACGTGAAATCGCTGATGCGCATCGGCACTACACCCGCCCGTGAACATTCCACGGCTCGACACGACGGCCAGGCAACTGCGGCTTGGCGGTGGCGAGCACCTTGCGGCGACCACCGACCGTGCACCCCGGCACACCTCGGTCCAACACGACATCAAGTGCGTGAGAACCAGGGCGTCCGTCAAAGGTGAATTTGATTCCCCTGCGCCGAGCGATGGTGGCCAGCGCCCGCGTGTACTGCATGGCCATGGTCTCCTGCGCAGATGGGCGCGAGACTATGGCCATGGTCAACCAGGCATCGAGTAGCTTTTCTTGCTGCAAGGACAATTCCCGCAGTCTTGGCCCGCGCGGGCGACCCAGATTGACAGCCATGGTTTTGGCCCCTCTCGGTATGTGAAATGGGAGGAAGAAGTTGGTTTTTGGCCGACAAAGGAGCGCCACCTGATTCGGACCCCTCACCCAAAAATCCGCAGACGAGAAAATCGCAAGAAACCTCGTCACTCGGCGCGCTCAACTTTGTCGGCTCGTGCGCGTCCAGGAATCGAACCTGGCGACCAATGGCACGGCAGAGCAGGCTAAACCTTCTCTTTTGGCTACCGTGGCGGGCCGGAGGCTATCAATCCAGCCTCACGCGCTCCGCACGAAAAACGACATATCTACCTCCAGCCCTGAAAATGGGCTAGGTGTGGTGACACCGGAATTTCACCGGCTCCCGTACATCCGTCGTTTTCGTGCATTAATGCACACATATTCAGTGCTGACCTCACTTGTTGGCGAAACGCACAACCACCTGGACACGCAACACAGGTGCCCCGACAACGGGGGTACTTCGTATAGTCAGCTATTAAGTCTGTAGTTCGGTGAGTTGTAAGCCGCGTTATGCGACTTACATTCTTATTGTCTCACCGGGTGTCCGACATTCGGAAACCATTCCGCCCAATTCATAGGGAACTGGTTCTTCACGGTCCAGAATGTTGACCAAAGCCAGGGCTGTCAACGACAGCACCGCGTCTCCTGATTCGGCAAGCGTCACCGCGAAACCTCTGACACGCTCAAGCTTCTGTGTGGCCTCGTCCAGCAGCAGCTCAAGTGCAGCACGGTCAAGTTCTGTGGGGAACGAACAGCTCATCAGGCAGACCTCCGCTGTAGTGCGCCCGTGGTGTGGGCGGGTGTCCATGCAAACAACTGGTTCGGGTGGCAACCCAACGCTGACGCCAGCGCGGCAACCGTCCGATCCGAAGCACGTGCTTTGCCCGACAACACTCGCCCAAGAGTGTTCCTGTCGATGCCCGCGACGGTCGCAAGCTGGGAGTCTGACTCAATTCCCTTGCGCTGCTTGGCATCTGAGATGTGTTCGTGGATGGGCGTCAGTGCCCATGTGGTTGTCGGTGACGTTCTCACGGTTCGAGAGCTTATGGGCGTCACGCCGCCTCCGGCAAGCATTGTGCGGCATTTAGACATCTTTTAGCGCCCCCTAGACTGCTATTTGCACTGTTCGCCATGCATAAGGAACTGAGCAGAATGCTGTCTTTTTCTTGCAGTCGGCTTGGCGTGTCGCTACCCTGATGCACATGAGGAAACGAATCGAGTTCTATCTTTCGGACAGGCTTCAACGCCGCGTCACGGTAAAAGAGGTGGCAGACGCCATGTCCTATGACCGCAACCATTACGCCAAGCTCCGCGACACCGACTCGATACCCGTCGAGCGCGTACAGGAAGCTCTCAGAAACCTGGGCCTCAACGAGACTGCTGTCATGGTCGCTCTGGTAGAGCTGGGCTACCAGGACAGAGAGGCGATGAGGTCAGCGACCAGCTACCTTGATAACGAACAACCAGCGAGCGCAACCGTAATCCGCCTCCCCCACTGGGGAACCGAAGTCCCCCTCCCCGATAATCTCGAAAATCTAGCAGCCAGCCAGCCTGACGACAGCGACGACACAGCCTGACAAGCCCAAACAGAAATGACATGGATGTAACTCCAGGTCAGAGCCGGTTTCTGTCGGTGTCGTGCGCTACAAAGGTCGCCATGGGAGGAACTGTGGGCGCAAGAACCAACGAATGGAACCCCTGGATGCACGCCGGGGAGAGTTACCCGCACCTCACCATCTGTTGCAGCACGAAACTTCCACCTGGCATAGCCGGTTACACCGACTACCGCACCACAATCTGGTTAGCCCCCCACCTCGACGCATGGGGCCGACGATTCCACCTCACCCACGAACTCGTACACGTCGAACGCGGACCCGTACCGAAACGCCTAACGGCGGCGGAAGAACGCATCGTAGACAGCATCGCCGCCCGCAGGTGTATTCCATTCACGAACCTACGACAGGTGATGTCCGAGACAGATGACTGCACGATAGCCGCCGAGAGATTGTTCGTACCGTCGCACGGCCTGAAAGTACGACTCCGCACACTCACCGTGCCCGAACGGGAAATCTTGCGCGAAGACAGACGGCACGCCTGGACCGCTTAA